TAACAGCTTCATCTATGTTTTTAAATTTAGGTGTCCTATACTGTTTACCGTTTAATCTGCACTCAACATAGAATAACCCAGACTTTGTTACATAAATATTTTTAATACCAGACGATGAATTTGAAGAAGCATTTCTGTTCAGGCTGTTTTCAGTATCAGAGCATTTTCTTAAATTAGAAATTTTATTATTAGTTCGGTTTCTATCAATATGATCTATCTTTTCATTATCATTTAAAAATCCATATATGTAAATCCAAATTAAACGGTGTGCTTGATAGAACTTATTATCAATCCTAATATGACGGTAGCCTCTAGAATTGACAGTACCAGCAATAGAACCTGCTTTAGCAGGACCTCTGCTTTCTTTCCATATAAGGTCAAAATTATTATAATCAAACAGCTTTTTTAAATACTCTTGTGTTATCATTTTCATTTCCTTTGAATGAATAGATACTGCTCTGACCAACTGAGCTAACAGCCCACTGATTGTACTACCAAGTTAGATCAGGAACATACTCACCGGTGATATTCCATTCTTCTCCATAAATTAGACCCATTTCATCAAGACTGTTTTTAACAAGTTCGGCTGACTGTTCAGACTTGAAGAATCCGAAAGTACGACCGTTTACTTTAAGACGAAAACAATTAAACATCATTTGAAGACTCCTGTATTGAATAAAAAAAATCCCTCCTGAGCTACAATTAAGTAAACTCAGGAGGGAATAAAACCTCTAAGCAAATCCCGAAAGGAGACTGAACTTGATTAACCTAAAGATTTTTCAACAAGCAGATTTTAAGACTTACTCAGGTCTACATTCCAGTTTAAAGACTTGGTGGTCTACAACCAAAACCACATGTATCTATAACAGATGACACCCTCAAGTCTAAATCAACGAGCCAAGTACAGCTCTTCCGTGAGGATGATTTAAGACTTGAGGAAGTGGTTTTGTTATATCACTCTGCGGCTTTACCTTCAGCTGCAGCTGCCTTTTGAGCAGCCATCTTAGCGCGATAAGCAGCAAGACCTTCTTGAGCCTTAGCATTAATCTGCTTCTTCTCAATACCAGCCTCATAAGCAGCCAGGATAGCGTCCTTGTTACCAAGAACCCACTCAGCCAGCTTCTCGTTACCTTCGCTAGCAGCAACCAGAGTGTTGCGCGCAGCCGTTGCCTTTTCAGCTTCATCCATGCGCTTGACGGAAGGCCAACGGAACGAATCCAGAATCGCGCCTGCATTTTCTTGCAGGAAAGCAATCTTGGAATTCCCTTGAATTTCCTTCAGAGCATCCAGAGCCTTGGACAACTTGTTATGTTCAGATTTCGTAACACGCCGAATGGTGCCAGTCTCAAAAGCCACCTCGACCTTCTCTTGGTTTTCGATCAACCAATCAGAAAGCTCAGCATTACCACCCGTAACCTTCATCATCGCCTCTTTGATCTTAGGACGACGCAGATAGGTCAAAGCCTCAGCCTTAGTGTCGAAAGTCTTGCCGTCGGGAGTGGTAAAAACTTGCCTCAATTCCATGATTATATCCTTTGATGCACAGCATCACTAATGATTGATTAACATGATCAACTCCTTTGGTTTATAGAAACAGATTAAGACACATTCATGAACCATTTCTAACGCGAATGGTATTGCGAACCTTTATTTTCAGAATAAGGGTTAAGTTAACGGGTTAGCTGGTGTCGTACACTGCAGTCTCCTAAAGTACCCCATGCTGGGCCGGAAAGTACCCTACTTGGCACGCTTGTGGCAAGCTAGTAGGACGGCCATGGGACGTCAAACGACGTCTCCTACGGCCCCTAGAAATTGTTTATTTTCAACAGCTCTCGGTGTTAAGCTTTTGCAAGATCGTGATCTCGATCGACTTTAAAACCGGCAGCATGCTCGTGACCGCCACCGTTATACCTCTCAGCAATCAACGATACGTTAAGGCCTCCAGGTCTCGATCGAAGCGAGAACATTCGTGAATGTTCACTGTCAAAATAGCTAGCAGCAAATGGCACATCCTCTGAAAGCAAATTACCAATGTCACTAGCAAACATGAAAGGCGCATTAACACATGGAACCATATGACCGCCAATAATCATAGGCCTGGCATGATTGGCCAAATCTTTGACAGCCTTCTGCTGATACTTGTCAAGAATCATTCCTGCTTCAACAAGTCGATCCATGTCAGGATCAAGCATCAGCTTGTCATACTCCTTAAAATCAAACCCGCCAAGCGCAACAACAGCTGCAATATGCCGGGTGTTAGGGAGATGGAACAGCCAGAGGTCTCTGTCTTCGATATGCTTAAGAACCATAGGAGGTTCAGCCCAATTGCCGAAACAAAAGTCCCAAGCAATCCTTGCACCGCTACGACTTTTATCAAGAATCATTTTAAGCTTATGATGGCTTAAGCCCTCAAGATTCCTTATTGCAGATTCGTGATGGTCAAGGATTGTAAGGTTAAGAACATCTTGAAGCATCTTCTCTGTGACATCTCTAGGATAAGAGAAGTCTACAATAAAAACGTCACGATCCCTTATATTCGGAGGTTCTTTATTATATGAAGCTGCATGAAAATCAATACCTTGCGGGTATATATTGGGATTCAGCTGTCCAATTCTATGAAAGCACCAGGCTGCAGCAAAGCCATCAAGACAGTTTTTGTGGTAGATCACCAGTGGTTTTAGGCTCATATTTTTCAGTCAAAAGTTTATGAAGTTCTTTGGCAGTTTCCCGCCAAGCTTTTGGATTAATCAATGAAACAGAATCTTTTTCAGTCTCAGTAGCCTCCGTTTTAGAAACAAGTTCAGAATAATAACGCAAAGCTTCAATAACAAAGATTTGCATCAAAGGTCCGCTTTTACTAAATTCCATTACATCTACGAGAAATTCAGTATTATTTTGTTTGGTCATAGCGGTGTCACCAAGTCTCCGGATTTAGGAAAAGTTTTGTTCACAAGATAACCATCTCGTGTAAACTTTTCCAATCGCTTTTTATCGTTGATTGCAATAATCGGAAATTCTTTATCCGTGCCTATAGAGAAAATTGTGAAAATTTCTCCATTACGAGTCATCCAACGTTCGCCTTCTTTAATCATTCAAAAATCTCATCCACTAGTTTTGCCAGATATGTAGTATCAACTCGATTGCTGTCTTGACTTTGCAAAGCTGCAATAAGTTGATGCATGTACGCTTGATCAACACCAATCAACTGCTCTTTGAGAACAGCAGGATTCTTAAGATCAACATTTGAAAGCTGCATGATGATCTTAAGCATTTGGCCAGCACTAATTCGCCAACCTCTGTTAATAAACTTACGAATCCTAAACAAACTTGCCACAGGATACAGTGAGCCCTTGTAAATCAACGACCTGCTAAGAATACTTCGCAAGGCTTCTTCGTGGATAATCAAGTTACCTTTGGCATAATCATAACAGCACATTGAATGCGCATAGTCATAATTGTCATGAATCTTATCTGGCTCACCGTAAAATCTCGTTACTAATTGAACCTTTTGAGACAGTGTAACGGCATTCTCTGAAAAGAAAATCGGACGATATTTAGCCTTCTTATCCTTAAGATCTTCAGAAAGTTCTTGAGCTGTGGTGTAAGGATCAGTAACTAGAATTTCATTAACAGTCTCATCTCCCTCGTCTGAGCTCAAACTTGACATAAATTCATCGTTAGAAATCTCAGGACTGCTTTCAAAGTACTCATATGTTGTCTGAGATTCAGAAGCAACACCTGCAGACTTTATGTATATTACGATACGCGCTTCTTCTTCATTTCGAATATTTTTACGAGTTTCCACTTTAACTTCTGGATTACAGCTTGCAATTGCTTTTGCTTTTAGCTCTCCTTTTGTTTTATTAAACGTATTTACATAATAGTATGCAATTGCGAGTGCAGTTTCTTGATTTCTAAAGTAAATGTCATAATCGTTGACTTTGTCACCGGCAAGCATTGAAGCAATAGCTCCGCCAGAAACAAGTGTGTTTGCTTCTGCAAGCTTTTTGACACTTTCATCAGTAATTGTCGAAAGCCAGTCTTTAATCTTATGATTAAGAGCAAGCTTTATTACGTTAGTTTTCATTCCAGACATGTTAATCTTTCTTAACAGTTAGATAAAGTTTCCAGACTTTATCTTTATTCCCTAAAGTTAAGTCACAAGGTCCTGTCTCAATAAGCCCTAAAGTCAACTCACAGTGTCCTGTCTCAATAAGTTCCTCAATTTCATTAGAATATACGTCAAGAAACTCAGATAGGCTTAAGTCAGCTTCATTTAGTGCTTTTACAAAATCTTCATTCATAGATCGAGTGTCTCCCTTAGACCGATTGCTCTTGGAAACCTTGGTTTATCTTTTACACCGTGATTAAAGAATCTAAACTTAAGATGTTTCTTTCCAACATACTTTTCCTTATTTTGAAGCATCTCATAGCGTTCACCATGGGTAAATGCACCGGGAGCAATATCCAGATGCATCCCTTCAAAGAACACTACGTATTTACCTGCAATATCTCCTTCTTCCAGACCTGCTTTACTTGAAGACCTTTTTGCGTAACCTAGCTCATCTGTTTGAAGTTCATTATTATTGACCATCATTGGAAGAATATCAACAATAAGTCCTTCAGCGTCTTTAAAACGCTTTAGTTTGTAGATAAGACCTTCCCTGAACGTACCTCTACCCGGCTTATAGAAACCCATGGGGTCTCGCATCATAATGCCTTCAAAGCCTTGAGCTAAACACTTCTTTTCATAGACAATCAGTTCTTCGTAAGTCTCTACATACTCATGAGGCACAAATCGAGCTTGGCCTGTAGTGCCAATGAATGTAGTGCCAATGAACCATTCTAGAAACTCAAGACGCTCATGAAAAGGCTTGTTTAAAAACTCTGGATGTGTATAGTCAAATACAAAGTATGTAAGATTTCCAGGCTTGTTGGCAGACATTACATGACTTTGTGTTCTGTTATAAACATTAAAGTCAGTAGAATTGCCTTCGATAATTTCACCGTCGAAATGCTCAAATTCTGAAAATTCATCCTGAACTTGGTAAGATGGCAAAATCTTGAAAGATCTTGACATTGCTTTTCGACCCTTAATTACCGCTCGTACACCGTCGTATTTCGGAGAACACAACAGTGGATATTGCAGCTTTTTAAAGTAATCGGGAAAAGATAAAGGGTCTTCTCCAGGAGCTAGCATTGGTTTAAACATGTTTAACACCACACAACATCGTCGTTAAGAGCAATTGCAAAACGTAAAACTCTGTCCAATCTTTGTAATTTTACGATAAAGCCGTCTGAATCAATAAATTTTACAGTATCGTTATGATTTTGAATATGCTTTTGAATATACTTGCATAAATCGTCCAACTTCTTGTTTTCAATCAAACCTTCATAAGGAAAAGGCTCATCATGTTTCCAAATACCAATTGCATTCAATATTTTACTAGCTGTTGTATTAGATACGTTGAGTTCAGGATAAATAGATTCCTTAAAGGTTCTAGGATTATATATAGGATCTTCCGGTTCAAGAGGGTTGAAACTAGAACTCGGCATTTCAACAGAACTATTGTGTTTCTTCAGAAAGAAAGTAATCGTCATCTGGATCTTCCGGATGTGGTTGAGGAGGCCCTTTGTAAAAAGGATTTTTATGCCATGTGTCAAAAGGGCTTAAAATCCAAGCAGAGTCTTTTCTGTCTCTACCTACGTTAAAGACATACTCGGTTACTGCCTCTGATATTGTAGCTAGCCTATCCATTTAGTCCTTTAAGCTTACTCGTTTTGGTAGCGGAATTTCGCTAATTAAATACTCGCATGCTTTTAGAATATAAACTTTTTGATTTAAATGCAAACCGCCCAATCGTCTAGCTTCAGCATGGGCTTCAGCATAAGTATCATGCGATTTTCCAGGTCCGTTTCGGCCTGCTACATATACCATATAAAAGCTTTTTTCGTCTTCTGTTTTCATAATGCTTTCAATTTTAAAGGGTAGCGATGTTGCTACCCATTTAGTTATTTATTTGTTGACAAATGATTCATGATTTTATAGTAATCATGTAAATCGAAGTTCATAATTTCTTGGAATGTCGGAATTTTATCATCAACCTTTACACATTGTGCAATAAGTTTTACAGCAAAATGCAATGCATCAGGATCTTGTGCCGCTACTACATGCCCTAGTTTGACTTTGTAAATAGTTGCAAATCGACCATCTTCTAAAATCAATTCAGCTTTCTTATCGGATTGGACAAGCCCCTGAGGCGCATTCGTCACTGCTTTCGAATTCGGCACTGTTGAGGCTGGAGATAACCCTAGTTTTTGCCACAAGTTCGTCATATTGTTCCTTTGTAATTTCTTGATACGGTGCCTGTGCAAAGCCATGTTCAGAGTGTAGTAGGAATGAAAGACTCTTATGATTGTCTTTATAATTATCTCTTAAATACGCTTTTATTTCAGGGATTTCTTCCTTACGATAATAAATCGTGCAAGACACACTATTATCAGACCAGTTTGTTTGCAATCGCCTAATTTGATTCAGTTGATCTAACGCTGTCATTTCGTTAGCCAGCTTAGTACCTTCTGGGTATGAGAACGGGAAAGTTACGACGACTGTATTATAGTCTTCAGAGCCATCAAAGTTCTTAACATACTCAATAGGATATCCAGCAAGTCTGCATGTTTCTACTAATGGATGACCAGCTGCAATTCTAATTCTGCGATACATATACTGTGCATACGCAGGATGAATTCCAGGAGTCACACCAGGAAGTAGCGACAAAGTTCCAGAAGGTTTGACTGTTGTAAGCTTGATTGAAATGTTGAAATCCTTGAGCTCAGAGTAGCGCTCATCGAAGTCTCTCAAATACTCATAGCCTTCGTTCATCCAAGAATTTTGCTCTTCAGAAGCTTGAAGAATACCTGTTAAGCCAATACCCATACGCATATTCTTGTGGACAATGCGCTCGGTTTCATGATTATGTGAAGGTAATGTAAGAGAGTGTTTATTGATGCGATACAGTAGTTCAAGAATATCTAAGAATTCTTCCTTACTTTCAACATTAGGCAAGAAAACCTCAGCGAGACAGCATGTTTCATATGGTGCAAGAGATTGCTCAGCGCATGGGTTGTAGCCCATAACTTCAGGATCGGGATATTGATCCTCACCAAGTCTTCCGACTTTGCGAGATAAAGCGAGATTAATAAGGCCATAGGGCTCGCCTTTACCTTCGTAGCCATCCCAGAAGTAATCATGCAAATCTTCAATATTCTCACACACAACGCTATTATTAGACATTGCACGCCATGAAGGAATGCTACCCATGTCCCAACGCTTTGCAAGCAAATATTCGACATCATCAGGGTCGCCCAACGCAATTTGCGCAGAACGTCTAACATTACCTGCCACAATAATGTGACCAATAATATTCATGATATCTAATGCGTCGATCGGACGAATTTTCTTTCCATGTCTCTTTTGAAGAATTTCAGAAATCTTTCCAATACCCCAACACAAGTCTTCAGGACCAGACGCAACACCACCAAAGCCTTTGATAGGTGCACCCTTACCTCGAATAGCTTGTGTAGAATATGTAAAGGTTCCTTTTTCTTTTCGTTCAGATAAAAATGCAGCTTTAAGCGTCTTACCAAGAAACTGCACCCAACCCTCTCGAGAATCAGGAATAATGAAATCAGCACCGCCATGATCTACTCTAGTAGGTGCTTTAAACCATTCACGAACAACAGGAAGTTTATTCACATGTTGTCTTTGAATGTTATAGCCTACACCAGAACCCAACGCAAGCATGTCCATTGCCCAACAAAACGGTCTAACAGGATTGTCTACAACAGTAAACGCACAATTCTGAAGACTTGCTAAACCTAACCTGTCTACTGTTTTTGTACCCAACTGCCATAAGAATCTTCCAGCGACAGAACATTTGAGCTTTAAGAAATATTCTCTCAAACGTGCTTCTTCATCTTCTGTAAAACCAACATTAAGTTGAGTTTTACAAGCTGCAATAATACGCTCAACAGTGTCTGCAAACTCCTCTGTTGCAGACGTACCTTCTAAAGGCCTTGCATATGTTCTTTTATATGTCAGATAGCCCACAGTGGACCAGGGCGTTTGTATCTCAGTCATTCAAATTCCTGTTTAAATCGTTACAAATTCTTCTACGTCAGCTGTAGAAGCTACTAACCTTCCAGTATCGTATACATAATGAGCACCCTTAACGTCACCTGTAAGACCTGTGTAGCGTGATTTAAGAATTCTCATTTTAATTGTATTTCTTTCAACTTCGCTGTCTGCTGTTAGATTTCTTGCAAAAGAAATAATATCAAAGGAAATTTGTTTGATAGAGCCTGAGCCCCGGATATCATCAATAGAAGGTAATCTACCTTCTTCAAAAGAACCCTTATTATTTGGAGCTTTTCTTAAATGAGAAACTAAACCGATCCAAGTTTGCGGATGTCTTTTAACAAGTCTCAGCAAGTCATTCATTACTTTGTCTTGAGCTTCATTGCCTGTTAGATTCTCAACACCCTCTGAAACAAGAATAGTAATATGATCTATAAATAAATATTTACACCCTACAAGACACATGTATTCAAGCTGATCTACAATACTGTTGTCATTTATTGAACCTTGATGATCTAGCAATACAACTCTGTCCGACGCAAAGACAGAGTCAAATCCAATTTTCAATTTATTTAAAGGAATTTCTTCTTTTGCTGGATTTAAATTGATAGCCATTCCTGCTAACTTTCTAGCTGTTTCAGCAGGAGATTCCTCAAGGCTTACAATGCCTATTTTATCTTCTGTGTTAAATAAGATATCAAGCATTATCTCTCTAAGTATTGTAGACTTGCCGCTACCTGTACCCGATATAAACAGAGTTATCTCTCCACCACGCATGCCTTTTAACTTAGTGTTAACACCAGCTAAACACGGTGGATACGGTACTGAAGGTGCATTATTATAATTTTGAAGCGCTTCCCAAAGTTCTTCTTTACCAATAATACCTGCTGGCACATATGGTGCAGCATCAAAGATGCATTGCATCAAACGATTGCTGTCAAACTTTGTTAAGACTTCATTAGCATCTTTACAAGGTAGCTTTACTAGCTTAGCCTTATCAATACCAATTATCTTAATAGCTTCTTCAGTAGCTTTCTTTCCAGCATCGTCGTTATCTAAACAAAGTACAATTTCATTAAAAGACCTAATCCAATCTCTATTCTCTAGTAATGCCTTTGTCATCGTAGCAGATGACATTGCAACTACTGGATAAACTTTTTTATATTTATCGTAAGATGCCTGTGCAACCGATAAAGCATCGATTTCACCTTCAGTGATAATAAGCCGTTTACCTGCACCATTAAATTTAGTCTGGCCAAACAGATTCGAAGATTTACCTGTCCAAGTAAAATCCTTAGGCAGTTTTCTGACTTTATAAGCTTTGCCATCATCGTACGGATAATAATGGGCATCAATTTCTCCGTTTTCTCCATAAGAGACTCTAACATCAAAGAATTCACAAACTTGTTTTGTAATTCCTCTTTCTTTAAAGCCTCTTATTGGCAGCTCTTGGATTTCTTCAATACCCATTAATTTTTTAAAGAAATCTGGTGCTTTTCTAACTTCTGGCACTTCTAGTTCCTCATTATCTTGTTTAGGAAACCAACCTTCGCATGAGAAACAAAAAGAAGTCCCGTTCTCATAAAGCTGTCTTGCATCACTTGAGCTACAGTCTTTACTTAGACATTTCAGATTCTTTTTGACGATTTTGCCCATTTTCTACAAGATGTCCTTTAATAGCTGAAAGAAAAGCTCCAAAGATAAGTGCAGAGAATGCTGCTCCGAGATATTCAAAATGACTCCATTCAGGCACATCAAGCAGCTTCGTAAAAGCTGTAATACAAGCGTAAACACCAAATGCAATAATAAAGAAGTTTACAATGTCAATAACTTTAGCAAAAGTTTTCATATCTCATCCTTAAAATTGTGTCCATTACAGACCTTAAATAATCTATCTCTGTGCCTGGCTGTGATAGGCTCTTTAACAGGCCATGAAACTTTTTCAATCAAAGTGTTATACCACATTTTGTTTGTAGGTGCTTCTACAAAACATAAAGACCATGTCTCTGAATATGACAATGTGCCTTTTGTTTTATATTGCTCTAAACAAACAAAATCAAACTCTTCTTTAGGTCTATGCTTTAAAAGTTCATTTAAAACTTTTGAGGAAGATGTGTACTTTTTCCAATTAGATTCCTTACCTTTATTAAGCTTACCTGTACCTACAAACAGTTTCTTACCTAGGTAGAATCTCTCAAGAATCGTATCACGTATTACATAGATAAACCCTACTGAGTCTCCCATCTGCTCAGGGAAGCACCAGTGTCCATTATTAAAACGTGTTTGTTTTGGAATAGAAACTGGAATTGAGATGGAAGGCACTACACCTTCAAATTTCATAAACCTCCTAACTCTCGTACTATCGGCCAATCTTCTACTTTAAAGTAATCATCTTTATGTTTCTGAAGATAAATCATCTTTCCATTACTCAGCAGATATTGTTTCCAATCATCGCCATACGCCATTAAATATTGGTCTACAACGGCTTCCTGAAATTCATTTTCAGTTTGACAATTTTCTAGAAACTTTTTAGCTTTAACCTCGCCTACACGTGGCACTCCAGGTATATTATCTGTTGGATCGCCTTTTAAAAGTTGCTCATAATAGTGTCTAAGAGCTTCATCTGGACTTACTGTTATAAACTCTTTTTTATGCATCAAGTAGTGTTTACCTGGAATACATTTTAAGTCTTTATCTATCGAGCAAATTACATACTCATCACCTGATGCTATTGCCTCTTCGGCCCACATCCGCATTAAATCATCAGCTTCTCTTCCAGTAGCTTCTACTGCTAAATCTTCAGCAACAGCTAATTTTCTAAGTGTTGGAACAAAGTGGTTTTGTCTATTAGGGTCTGCGTGCCTATTAAGCTTGTATTCGGGATAGAGACTGTTTCTGAAATTTCCAGAGCCTTTTACAGCCATTAAATATTCCGTACAGAAAAGAACGTCAAGAAGTGAACTCAGGTCTTTCTTAAGATTTTCCCAAGACTCTTCTAAGTAATGTCTATCTTCATCCTTTGTCCATTCGAGAGGAATTCGGCTACCACTGTCATCTAGTGATATGAAAGAAACTCCATCCTCAATTCTCGCTTTCTTTTCCCAACGAGGCTTACATGCTTGGTAGCACAAAACGTCTCCATCAATTATTGCTATTGTCAAATATACCTCCTTTGATTGCAATACAAACATTTTACAAAATAATTATTTGTTTTACCGTTGCACTTAAAGCATTTCCAACTAAATGACGATGGACCTTGGGTCAATCGATGTTGTTCGGGTACTTTGAACATCTTCTACTTTCCACCAATAAGGTTTACTACGTTTAGTCCAAGTTGCAAATGATCGCTTGCTATGGTAATATGCTCTATAAGCGTCTACAGCAAGTTCTTTTTTGTATTCATCTGGCATGCATTGCACAAAGGGTGAGAGTCCTTTTGTAAGTGTGTTCGGAGGATTTCTAAGCTTGTAAATTACTTCCTGACACTTATGCTCTTTTCCATATCGATATCTATATTCATTACAAATACCGATACCATGTTCTACTAGCCAAGCATAATTTTCTGAAAAGGAGCCTGCCCAAAGCACACACGGATGATTCTTATGAGTTGGCTTATAAGGGCCTCCGCTGACTGTGGAAAGAATTTGTGCAGTCTCTAATGCCATCTTGACAACATGTTTGTCCATTAACATTTGAGCTGCAACTTGAGGGTTTACTTCTAAGATAAAGATATTCATTCAACTTCTACTTTTTGAATAACAGCTTTATATTTGACATGCGGATCTAGATCTTTTTCCACAAGATCAGAGCAGCTTTCAACCTTACCTACAGAATACCAATTACCTGCATGAACAAGTACTAAATCGTCTTTTTTGTACTCTTTATCAGAAAGGTACGTGTATCCTTTACTAAAGTCCAAATACTGCTTAAAGCCAACCATTACCTTATACTTCATCGGGTTTGCTGAATTTTTCATAATAGAATCCTGTTCTTGCTTTCTTAGCTTCAATAAGTTTAGTGAATGTTCTAAGCTTAACGCCTTCCTCATTCAACATTTCAACAATTGCGACTAGCTCGTTCCACTCAGTTTCAAGCTTATCCAGATTACTTTGGTGACCTTCTACTTCAGAATGATTAATTCCAAATCGAAGACACTTGAGAGCTTCTTTCTGAACTTCTGCAGCTTCTTCTGCGAGTACAACAAGCAAATATTCTTTAAAGAGAAATTTCACTTAGGATCTCCAAAAGCTACAAAGTGTCTTGAATTTAGCATTTTGAAATAAATTTGTCTCAATCCAAGAGAGCTGCATATTGTACTTATTACCATTTGTAAATGCTTATCAGCCTCGACAGTACCATAGTGATCCGAAATAGGAATCCAAGTGTAAGGGTTTCTAATTGCTTTAGCAATCGTTTCAAATGCAATTGCAGTAGTTGTTCCAATTTGTCTGTCTGGAGGTATACTATAGCGAGCCTCTAGATGTAAAGGATTCTTTTGAGATCGTTTAACTGGCTTTGGAATAGTGTAAGCGAGAGTGCTTGGTTTAGGGTCAGTATTCATTTTAAATCTCGAGTTTTGCCTTTTGATAAGTTGAGCTTGCTTCTAAAATAGTATTAAACCTACCTAGATTAACTGTTTTATTGTTTATTCTGATATAAGCTACAAATTTATTTCCATCTTTTACAACTCCAGCTACACCTAGTTTATTATTAGATTGAGCATCTCTGTTGTTTGCATTTTCAGAGCGTGTTGCAAGCCTTAAATTTTCAATCCTATTGTTGTCTTTGTCACGATCAATATGATCTATCTCTAAGTCCTGTGGAATTTCACCATAGAACATTTGCCAAATAATTCTATGTAATTTGTAAAACTTACCCTTAAAACATATTTGCCAATAACCTGGACCCGTTTTATTCCCAGCAACAGCACCTTCTTTGATTTTGTATGAAGGTGATATTTTCCAGATAAGCTGTCCGTCTTTGTATGTAAAGATATCGTTCCAATTAATGCACATCATACCATGAATTTCCAATTTTTGCGCCACCGTCCATAATCGTTATACCGAACAACTTAGGACCTTCTGCAAAAGACTTTTTACCGATTTCTCCAGCACGCTCAGCATATTGCTCAGGTACCATGAAATCGATTTCATCGTGATAAAAGATACACGGGATATATGGAATATTCTCCTTTTCAAGAGCTTCTACAGTAAGCATTAAAGCCGATGCACAGGTAATTTTTTCAGCAGATTGTAAAAGATACACAAGAAGCTTGTGAAAGGAATCCACATAAATACGGTTACCAGCAAGGCTAGGAATGTAACCGTCACCGAATTGTGATGTTTTACCATAAATGCTTTCGAGTTTTTCAAGAAGTGCTTTAAATCCAGGAACAGCTTTTAGGAAGCCATTCTTTAATTTTTTGCCTTGAATATCGTCAATTACACCAAAGATATAACTCCATAATTTGCCACCAGATGCTCCAAACAAGAACGCATACAAGATACGCTTTGCTTGAGAGCGCTTTACTACAAAGTCTACATTTATAGATTTCAATACAGCCGTAAGAACATCTGCATTATACTGGTGGATATCGCCATTCAAAAGTGTATCGATAAACTTTTCATCACCAAGATAATGAGCAAGACCTCTTGCTTGGTTACCAGACGAATCACAGCCAATCAATTTCCAGCCAGGCAAACAAGTAAAAAGCGATCGCATCTCTTTACCCCAAGGACTGTCGGCACTTGGAACATTGACAATAATTGAATGTCTAGCACGCATACTAGGTGTTCCGACCAACATACAATCACCATGTAGCATTCCATTTTCATCAGTATTTTCTAGCCATGTTTTAAGAATACCATACCGAGATCTTGCAGTTAAAAACTCAGTATAAAGTTTGCCATCACCGCCTAGAAACTCAAGACTGTCTTCGGAAATTTTTGGAGACGATTTTACTTTCTTACCTGTGTCTTCATCAATTTTGTAGTTCCATTCTGTAGGCTGCCAACCATGTCGATATAAGAATGTTTTTACATCAGTGACAGAATCTAGACTTAAATTTTGAAATTCAACTCTTGAGTATGGACCTAGAATAGGACGTGCCTCACCCTCAAAACCTGACCATGGATCTATATTAAACCAATTTGCAGTATGAACATCATAGCAGCCTTGCTTAGTCCATTTAGGCCGCTTCTCTTCAACAATGCCTTTCTTTTTATCAACAGCTACACATTTCATTCCAAGTTTTTCATTCAAAGCTGTGTACGCCCTTCCCATCGATGTCTCAAGGTTTTCATATAGAGTTTTCGCAGCTGGCACATCAAAAGGCCAGCCGTGGAGAGAAGCTGTTGCACACCATTTAGCTGCAGCATGTTCAGCTCTAATGTAAAATTTAATCTTAGGTTCTTTTGCAAGAAGTGCTTGATATTCAGCTCTTACAGTATCAAACACTTTAACTGTAATTTCAACGTCTTCAGTATTTCGAATACGCATTTCTTCTGAATATTGAGACCAATCTTCATGCTCAGGTTTTTTGTGACCAAGCGCTTCACCCCACCGACCTAAGCTATGTCCATCAGTTCCGAACCTCTTATAGTTTAAAACTTGTGATAGAATCATAGTATCAATAGGTGTCACATGCTTTGGCAATTTGTAACCAAACAACTTCTCGAGCAATGGCAAGTCATAAGCCATAATGTTATGGCCAATAACATGCGTTGCATTGTTAAACTGGTCTTGCCAGCCTAAGTCATTTTCTAAGAAAGTTTTACGGTCTTTTGTTTCGTGTACAAATGTAGATAAAATCCACATTCGTTTGGCTACTAGAAGCAATCCATCTGCTTCTGCATCAAAGATCACTTTCACTTAAAGTGCTCCATAATTGCATGGATATCTTTTGCTAAAACAGGAGTGTTGTTATTCTGAATGTACTTTACCATGTACATATAGTAGAACAAACCTTTCTTCAGTTCTTGCAGTTCTTCATCTTTTCGACCGTTACGATCGAGATACTTACGAACTTGTAACTCTACAGCTGCAATGAATACTTTAGGATCCTTAAATCTGGGAATCCTAGACATTGCGTCAATCCATTGATATTCACCAATGAAGTTTTCGTAATGTGTCGGCTTAACAGCTGTTGAATTTATTATTGTTGTGACTGTGTCAATTCTGCCTGTTGCAGTGACTTTTTCAACTTTACCTATTGCAGGCTTTTGATCCATTTCAGGTTTCCAAGCAAACGCCCGTTCTGCAGCAACTCTTTTATCTTCTACCGTATTAAACCACTCTTCTAAAGCTTCTTTAGTGTTTAAGATAAGAATATTTTTGTTTTGAAGATTGTCAAACACGCTAACATGAAAAGGTTTTGTTACCTGCCAGAACTTAAGTTCTTCTTCTCTTGTAAAAATATCACAGCGAACAATTTCACGACCTGGGTCAATAGTCTTATAAACAGTATAGGTATATAGCACAATTTCTCCTTTCAAATTAAAAGGGGCTACCCATGAGGTAGCCCCTTAATGTTAGAACTCTTCGGTCTCGTCGTCAGAAGGTTCTACAATCTCCGTTTCGGTCTCACCAAACTCATCATTACGAGCTTTGGGAGTATAGAGCACATGCTTAGTAACTTGCACGCCCATCAAAACGCTTGCAAAGCCTTTTCCGCCATCCTTCTTAGGATACTCGTATTGGTAAATGCGAACATTGCCAAGACTGCCGTTACCCACAGAATTAGGATCCATATCTTCCAGCTTACCATTTACAAGCTTGACTGGAGAAGAATTTTCACCGTTTTCTTTGAAGACTTTCTTCTTGAGATTGACGCGGTAATACGGGGCACCTTCATCAGGCACAATAGCTTTTACAGGGAGCTGAAGTTCTTCCCAGTTCTTTTTGACTTCCTTCGAGGTAGTGCGAATTTGCACTTCCCACGTAGGATTCTCTTTATTGAATTTGCTATTAGGACGCTTGGGGTCCAGCTTTGGAAACCACAACTCGCAGTTAGAAATAATCGGCATAAAATTCCTTAGTAAAAACATGTCCCTCACTTGAGGGTTAACTTAACGGGATTGCTTAACAAATGTTCACTTTAAATTTTGTCTTCGGGCGGAACAGGTGTAGGCAATTGCTTGATAGACTCGTAATCTACAAGCGACAAATACATCTTTTTGTCGGTATGCTCAAATTCTGAAATACCACGCCAATTACTTGTTCGATATAGAATCTTTATTTTCGATAGGAAAACCAATGCTTCCTCAGAGTGTGGGATTGCAATACTGGCATCATTTTCGCCAATTGTAGCAATAATGTAAAGATTATTAACATCCATTTTAAACATCCTCGTCTTTAAAAGTATCATCCCACTCTTCAGAAGTTACACCAGTCATGACAAACTCTCGTTGTTCTGGCGTCAAGTCTGGCATAATGTTTTGAATCAAGTCTTCACCACGTTGCCAACGCTCAAGTTGATCTTGAGTAATCGGTAATTCGATAGTTCTAGTAGTACCACTGATAATTGATGTCTTAGTTATCTTAATCATAGGCTGTTAGCTTAATACTTTCACGAATTGTTTCAAATTTATCTGCGAGTTCTTTAAGAATCAGATAGGTAGTACCGCCACCATTGTGTGTACACATCAGTACGTAAACATACTTTTCATCATCGAAATATTCACAAATATCAAATTGACAAGCACGTTCTGCAATACTGTAATAACGACTAGCGTCGTGATTATAGTGATTAGTTTGAATTGCTTGTAAATCTTCTACGGTTTCTGCTAGAAGAATTGGACCACCTAGGTCAACATTAAAATTATCTCCGATAGGGAACTCTAAATCGGAGCTTTCATTGTTATAAGATTCACAATATTTATAAATTTTCTCATAAAGTGCCGGTATACCACACTCTTTAAGATTCTTAAGATTTGTGCCAAGTGTTTTCATAATTTAGCAAAAACAATATTCGGATTCAATTACCAAGTTTAAATCAAGATTTCCTAGTTCTACTTCATTTGCATTACCTCCTATATCTTTCATAATCGATGTTAAAGGATCTTGTTTATAAAGTTCAACAAATGTTTGTCTAGTTACTGCAAACAACTTAGGCATATCTGCCAGAAGACATCCGAAAGAATCGTGAATAGTCGTTACAGGAAAGTCAGAAGAAGCTACAATCATAGACAGATGCGCAGCATCAAGACTGTGAATGATATTCGGACTTGCACCTTGAGACTGTTTTCCTTTAGAAGGTTTTACATCCTCAATGAAGCATATTGCTAATTGCAGTGTATTATCAAAATAACCTGTGCTATTTCTAAGACCTTGAGGTGGACCATATTGTACGTAAATCTTTTTAACAACGCCTTCTGTATAGTTTTGTACTACAGGAAACTTTGTAACAGGCACAGTCCAGGATAAAAACTTGCCGTCTTGCTCAGCTTTTCGACCAGCCTCTTCAAAGATCTTAAGCAATTGCATAGGCTTTTCTAAAGAACGCTTGCAGTCATTAAACACTTCTCTTCCGAGATATGCACCCCATCGATGTTCCATATAAAGCAAAAGTTCAATATTATGCTTTCTAGCATCATCAATGATTTGCTGACCTAAGCCATAGGCTGTTCCGCCATACGGGATAGTCATCGTATTTCTTTTCACAATCTTTCTCTTGTGTTTTGCATCTTTAATTCTAGACCAAAATACAGGTGCAGCAATCCCAATAAGCTGATCATTTTCAGACTTAAATTCTTTGATTTGTTCTATGAGTTGTTTTCTAAAATCACTTTTAGGTTCAGCAGCATTTATTTGCTTTTTAAGCTGAATTAGATTATCAATGACTCGTTCACAGTCCTGAATTTCTTCATTTGTCATTAAAGAAAGCTCTTCTTCAAGATGTTTCCAGACATGGTCACCGACATATTTGTAGAGATCTCCAGGCAAGTTTAATGGCACCAGATTTACATGCGGTGCAATTATTTCATCTTTAGTCAATGCTGCAAGATGCTGACTACCATTGTTTGACCCGTCAATATATACTTCAAGCGATGATGGGTAGTCATATTCAGCTACAACATCTTTGTGGTTTTCATACACATTCATTTGCCAGATTCTAAATCGCATTAGTTCGTTGCACGCTGCAATGAATTGCCAAGGATTATCAGCTTTCATCCAACCTTGATTTACTTTAGGGTTTTCGGCATATGACAATAGAATTTCTTCGTTGTCTAGAGCCCAAAGATATCGTTCTTGAAGCGGTATTTTGTCAGTCTTTGCACCATCTTCTCTGCCAGCATCACCCGCCCAATTTGAAGCAATTGATACCATTAGCCAAAAGAAGCCTTCTTTTCCAATTGGTTTTGAGTCTGCTCTCAATAGTAGACCTCTTGCAAGGTCAGAGCCTTGCTCATGCAAATATGCAGTAGCGGTATATTTACGACCTCTAAAGTCATAGTAATAAAGATGATAAAAAACTTTATTTAAGAATCTTCGTGAGATGTCACCTATAGCTTTTGCTTCTCTTAGTTTAGTTGCCTTTGCTTCCGCATTAGACAATTCCCAGATTTCAGAGAATGCATCTGTTTTATTTCGTAAGGCCCACAAATGAAGATCGTAAACGCAATTGTTTATTTTCCAGCCCATCTGTTGTGCTTTGTTGACGCAATTAAAGACAATAGGATGTGTTTCTGGAGTAAGACTGTCTAAGACTGTTTTATTGCCTGTTTTAACAAGCCAGACACCCGTTGAATGCTTTGCAGAAGTCCACGGTTCGTAGGGAGTCTCTGAAGGTAACTTTTCAATTTGAGAAGGATCTAGTGAATTCCACAAATTGCAAATTTCATCATCATTGAGCACTTGCACAAGATAAGTGTTATGCCCTTTTGAGCCTTGTCCGAGAACAACTTGAATATATCCGAGATGTTCAAAAGTATATAACATGAAGGCGCCAGTTTTAGCCGCCAATGCTGAGTCACGTTTTAGTTTGAACTTATTCCGAATACCGTGTCCGATAGCTGAAATAACTTCTGTAAGATAAATAGAATTTTTATTATGACCCTTCTTCGGTCTAGTGTATAGATATACAATAGATATTAATGTATCAATATAATCTTCTGTTTTAATCTTAAGCAAATATTTAAGCGGGTTATGTCCCGATATTTCAGTTGTTATTCTTGAGTTTAAAGAATCAAGAATTTTCTTTTTCATCAAGTTCCTTTATTTTAGATATTATTTTAGGGATAAGATAAATTAGATAAAGTCCAATCAAAAACTTAATCATCTTTCTTACCTGTTCGCTGCAATAAATAAATCACAAGGGCGCCTAAAATCAGGGCATCAAAAGACAGTCGGGAAAATAAGAACAAGACAATTACAATCAAAAGAAAATGCATAACTTTATAATTAGATTTCGGCGACACATTTTCTCCTTTTTTTAATTGCCCTTTTCTTGCTTACCACAAAAAAAAAAAAAAAAAAAAAAAAAAGAATAACCCCAGATGCCCTTGCGGGCACCTGAGGTTGTTTTTAAATAAAACTATTTATACTCTCTTGTGCCTGTCTCAATTTTTCTACTTTGTCTGTTTTGATAAAGAAGGGGACAAGTGACCCTTCTACGTCTACAATACCGGTGTATTCAGTAGACGCTAGAGGCTTTCCGACGAGCCTCTTCATAGACGTTTCACGAAGGTTGAACAGTTTAAACCTCCTGACTGAAGGCTTAAAAAGTTCTGTTGGAAGATACATGCTCTTGTTAATTTCTGGGTATTGTTTAGATACGCAGAAGAGCCCTTCGATGTCCACTTGGACATCAGACATCTTGCTTGCTTTTTGCACTTTTGAAGTACCCGATAAGTCCTGTTGCAACTGCCCCGAAAAGCCCGTACACAATTGCGGCTCCCACGGCTGTCGCCGAGAGAAATACAATTCCAAAGAACACAGGAGCAGCCGACACTGCGAATGCAAGTGCAATGAAGAAAACTACCGCAAAAGCTTTTGCAGCATTTAAGAAAAGTTTCATCATGATGATTTCCTTTGAAGATGATTGTTTACAAAGACACAAATCAGAAGTCCACTAACACCTCCGAGTACTTTATAGTACTCTTCATCAAACAGCTTGAAAACTTCTGACAAAAGTAGGGAGGCTACTACAAATGTCGAAAGTAGAATAGCTCTGTTTTTCATTGAAAAAAAAAAAAAAGAAAAAGATAAGGGGCACTTTTTAGGGTGCCCCTTATTCTTTCTTTTAGGCCAGGGCCGGGGTCAGCTTGTTCTTAGCCTTCTTAAAGAAAGCCTTGACATTGCTGACAACCCTTGTGACGGCATCCTTTGCCTTGTAGAAACCTACAAGGGTGATGCCAGCCACAAGGCCAACAGCCATGATAGCATAGCCGATGACCATAGAGGCAACTGAAATCAGCGCCAGAATGGGGAGACTAGCAAGGCCAGCGATCGCAATCAACGCGCCAGTAATATAGACGCTGAAAGCGGCGATTTCGCGATCGTACACCTGAGCGATCGTACCGGCTGCAATCATTGCAGCGAACGCAAGCGCCAGGTAGACGATCAAGCCAAAGCCTGAAGACAAGGCCAAGCCCGTCAGGGCAAAGACCTTGACGGCCGCCAACCCAATGAGAACTCCCATAAAGAAGTTCACAATGACATTGACAATGAAATGGAGAACTTGAATAGCACGCATGATAGTTCCTTTCAAGAACTGATTTGAAGACCAATTTGATGCCTGCTTAAATTTCGAATCGATTCGGCATTCGATTCTCACAAGATGTTTTTATACACCATACTCGCTGGGTGTTGCTGCGCTTGATTAAGCGATGTTGCAGCTGTCGCTCGACATTTCGTAGTCTTTACGGAACAACACTGAGTTGTTCATAGCTAGCTTTTCCCCGCTGCTAAAGGGTTGCCGGTTACGTTACTCCGGCTTGTTCCAATAGACTGAAACAACGTACATGTTCGGTGTTCTATACCTAGGATAAATTCGGCATTATCCAGCCCAGTCAGACCATTTAAGCACCCGATTAAAGATGCTTAAGTGGTCCCACCATATTTCAGATGGGTTCCTATTTGATGCGATCGGGTATAGGCATGACCCGCGATCTTACAACGTGAGTAGAATCGTCCTCTTTGACAGCTTTGACTTATTGGCTGAGTGATTACGTCACTACTCGATAGCTAACTTTTACAGAGTCTGTGTTCCGCTACTCAACACACAGTTCTCTTGATAGGGATTTCTCCTTTCATATAAGATACCACTTTTTCCGCATTTTTATGCGGACACTTTTGAGCCTTTTAAAGACCTGCTCAGGTCTTTGAACATCAACGCTTGATGTTCTTCCGGCTCTTAACCGGTGCCCGAGAAATCTCGGGGAACGAAGCAGGCTTAGAGCCCACCCCATTCGAAGCAGCCCAAGCCCTTGTGGCTTGGTTCTTGGCAAGCTGCTCGGCTTGCATCTGTTCGGGTTTTTTCACAACCCCTCCTTTTGAATAAGCCGCGTTACCGCGACGATTTGACCATTCTCCCGAATGGCCGTTGGCCCCGCATCCGGGGCATACACGTTCTGGGTACCCTTAGGAAGGGCATCCAGAACCATGGACGAAACAAGACACGGAAGAATCCTGCCTTGCTCGTCATACTGCAGGCCCTCAACTATCGTACTCGCAAAGCGAGTGACGACAGGAAAGGGGAAACTGCTCTCTACAGGCTCATGCATCATTTGCACACGAGCCGTTTGGCCGAACGGAGAGAACACGTGTTCTCCGCCATCTGAGAGCCTCACCACAATCGTATGCGGTGTAAGATTCAACAACATTTTTAACTCCTTTGGTTAATGTTGTTGATAAGCCCTATTGCTTATCATATAAGATACCGCTTTTTCCGCAGTTTCTTATATGATAAATGAGCCTTTTTAAGACCTGCTCGGGTCTCTTATCATCGGCCTTCGTAGGCCTTGAATTAAAACACTCATAACATACCACCTTTTGGATGGTATGATAGAGTGCTCTACACAGATTGTGTGCGAGCGCTGAGAAAACCCTCCTCGCCAGAGAGTTCACTGATAGTAGTCCTAGGACTCTTTGTCAGAATCCTAAGGACACCAAACGAGAATACCGCGATTACAACTACTTCCACGGAACCTCCTTGCCCACTTGGGCGTTTCTGTGTTAACCATTAACACATTATTGAAGCCACTATTTCTAATGGCTTCTAAATGCGTTCTTAGCGCGGAGGAGTTTCGTACGGAAGATCCATACGAAGAACTTTGTAGCCCTCTTCCTTATATACTACTGCCTCTGTCACAGGCACATTCTCGATCCACTTTTGAATCATAGGAATCCACACACGGTACATGATAACTCCTTCAAAAGTTAAGTTTGGCGTACTCTCTGCACATGGCACTAAGAGCATCTTGAGCACTAGCCATGCGATGATAGGAATCTATACGATCATCCTCCAGCTCGCGAATCACAGCAGGATAACGAGTCACAGGAGAACGAGTCTCACCAGGCATCCCGAAGTGCTCGGCTCGAGCCTTTTGCAGATTAAAGGCTGCCAAATGAAACTCAATAGTATGCGTGGCTAGTGTTTCAGCAGCCAACTTGATTTCAGCATTCATTGTCAAGTCCTTTCAAAAAGGTTCAGCTTTAGGGTTAGACCACCAAAGCCTCGGATTGATACAGGCTGGAGATTCGTGATATCTCCGTTTGTTTTCTCTCCAGCCGATACACCCATAGGCGAGACCTCCATTAAACATGTTATTATATTCTATAATATATTGGATCGATACCTGGGATAGCGCCCCGCTACGAATCTTTTCAGCAGTTGCTCTGTCAATAGTACCCATTTCAAAATCCTTTCGAGTTATACCAAGAATCAATTCCTTGCTGAAGAATTTTAATTCCTCGCAAATATTTTTGATTCATAGAAAGATGCGAAGTACGATCTTTCGTAATTTTTCTCCAGAAAAAAGGATTAGCCTCTGCAGGTTGATTAGAAAGTTTCGCATAAACTTCTTCTGTCGACAGCTCTTCCATACGCTTATACAGCGCATTCCAAGCCTCATGTGGAAGACTAAATTCTTTCACATCAACATTACCGTTATAGAAAACATGCAAGAACATTTCAGTCCTTTCAAAGTCTGTGTTACCATTAACACATTAGTGAAGCCACTATTTCTAATGGCTTCTAAATGAGTTAAGTTAACCGTGGTCTTCTGACGCCTTAAAAGCAGCCTCCCAAATCTTATTTCTTTTTACTTTTGAGTCTGGAAAGCAAAACCCTTCATCCAACATAGCTTTGATCCAAGCTTGCGCTCGGAGCTTCCAAGCTATATTTGGAACGATCTGGAAGTCGATATGGGTTTGTTGAGCCTCATAATCCCAACGCCAAACTTGGCCTCCAGTCTCGATGGCATATGAGCCAATAAGGTAGGCTTTGTGCCTTCGAAATAACGCTAAAATCACTTCGTTGGACGCAGAATCTACAATAAAGTCCCAGTCAGAAACAGGTCTTGCAGTTCCAAAGTACCGCGATCCAGTAAGGTGCAATTGCGCAATAAGCTCGATCTCTTGCGGCAAGCTCAATGGAAAATGTTTCATTTCAAAGTCCTTTCAAAGTCTGTGTCAAAATTAACACATTATTGAAGCCACTATCTCTAATGGCTTCTAAATGGGTTAAACAGCTCTCTTATAAGTGCTGTAAAACTTATGGAGGATTTCCTCCAAAGACATGTGGTAATACGCGGGATTGCGCATGTGGCTTTCCTGCGCGTAACTCACGATGCTCACTGGCCACTTGAACTTCCCAAATGTGACCATTAAATCACTCCTGTAATCATTAAAAGAATTGCAATTGCAGATACGACAATCAGTCCAATATCTTCACTTTTCATTTTGGTCCCCTTTGAGATAGGCTTCAAGCCTGCTAATCTTTTCGCTGTAGTACTTGGCCAGGTGTTTGCCTTGTTCTTCTGAAGCCTTGTACACAAGAAATTGCCGCTTCGACTCTTCAAGCTCAATCAAGGCGAGAACTGCCGCAGACCGCGGTTGAAACAGATTTTTAAACCAGTTCATAAACTTTTTCATTTAACACTCCTTTGAAAAAAAAAAAAAAAAAATTACGCTACAGCTCGCTCAGTCAGAGCCTTTTAAAGACCTGCTCAGGTCTAAGTATCAGCCGCCTAGTACGCGGTGGATGACTTGGCGGAATTTATTTTCTTCAGCCATCGTGACGTCTTTATCAGTCACGTCCCAGTTACGGGAATTCCACTCGATGTATCCTGGCTTAACTGCTGAGAAGCAGATGCCACCTACGTGGGTGTTGTATTGGATATCCGAGTCCCAAGTGAACTCGTGGAATCCGTAGAACCACACACCATCCTCCTTCTTTACTTCGTCCCAGACGAGAAAGTGGCTTCCATTTGAAAGCTTGAGGATGCTTTTGTAAGACACACCATCGTCTTCCGCTTCTTCTTTGAAGCATCCAGGAGGGCATATCGTGAGGACTGTTTTTTCAGTAACAGTCAGACCGTCTTCCTTTTGAGAGGTGGAAGAGAACCGTGCGGTTGCGTTCATACAAAAAACTCCGTTGTGAAAGACCATCGGCCCCGAAGGGCCTAGGTTTCGGCTAATGAAGCCTCTTCAGTTTCACTTACCAATGCTTTGCCATGATAAATGCAATGCATTGTGCGAGGGTTGGAGTATACGTTCCGTCAGGATCAACGATAGACTTACTTTTATAAGTCATCTTAACCTGAGCAGCAATGCCACCATCGTCACTCACCTCGTGCACCACGATTGATGATGTCCGATAAAGAGGCTTTCCTAGATACTTTCCAATACGAGTACTAATCTGTACAAGACAGAAAGGATCCGCAGTTTTCAGCTTTGTTAAAGCATCTGCATGAGAGAGAAAAGTTTCCATTTAAGACTCCTTCAAAGTTTGTGAAAGACCATCGGCCCCGAAGAGCCTAGGTTTCGACCATAAAGGTCTCTTCAGTTTCACTTACCAGTAAAGACAAGTTAAACCGTACATACTGTACGCACGCGCTTTAAGACTTGCCAACTTCAACATTCTGGAAACATTGTTGCTCTCATAAGCGCGAGCTTCGGCTTTCATGTAACGCAGATAAGCGTTCATTTTAAAACTCCTTTGAAAAAAAAAAAATCTCATTGGTTATAAAAGTCCGCGTTCAGACCAAAAGTCCATCAAATCATCAGCCCATCCTAAGTCTCCTCTAAGAACGGCATCAACAGCAGCTCCTGCTATAGATTGCGTAATAAGACTGTTTCCTTGATTTGCAAGATTCTTTGCAAATCCAAGTACTTCAATGCAAACTGCATAGTTATTTAAAGACGATTTTGCTGCTATTGAAGTTGCGTTGACTGGATTTTTCCAGTTGCATCCATTTGCAACCCACCTTACTAAATTTCTTGCGCGCTTTAATTCGCGCCTGTTAAATACAGCACCTTGACGTTTCATTTGAAGATTCCTTCAAAGTTGTGAAAGACCATCGGCCCCGAAGGGCCTAGGTTTCGGCTATTATTTAAGCCTCTTCAGTTTCACTTACCAATGCTTTGCCATAACGAAGACAATGCACTGGGCCAGGGTGGGATGATATGCCATGGAATTGTAAACCTGCACCCCCTTGTAAGTCATCTTGACCATAGCGGCAAGGCCGCCATCGTCACTTACTTCTTCAATTACTATCGACGATGCCGGATAGATCGGCCGTCCAAGATATTTTCCAATACGCGTACTGATTTGTACGAGATCAGACGGCTCAACAGTCTTCAGCTTTGACAAAGCTTCTGTGTGAGAAAGCATTGTTGACTTCTCCATTGCCCGTTTAGGCGTAGATTACAAAAGTCCATATGCGCATCGCATATGAATTTGTTGATAGGCTTTTGCTTATCATATAAGATACCGACTTTTCCGCATGACACCCGTTGAACTATTTGCCGTTATCAGCGCTGTTCTTGCTAGGGTCACGTAATCTTAAATTACCTTTAACAGACTTACCGCCACTCCTAATTGGCTTCTTGTGGTCTATATGTTTACCATCCCTATCAACGCCCATAGAATCATACATTCGTCTAGCCTTCTGACGTTCATGTTGATCACTATCTGGACCGGACTTGCCTGTTTTCAGGTCTTGCTTATATTCTTTTTTGTAATCTCTTTTTCTACTAGGATCGTATGGCATCTTAACTCCAAAATAAAACCCCACCTTTCAGTGGGGTTGATGTTACTTGCTTTTAAGACACTTGCCTGCAGCTTTGCACTTACCTGGACTAGGGCATCCAGGGCAAGTTTTAAAATTATCTTTCTTAATTGGGATCATTGGTTTCGTAGCCATTTAGCACCTTCTTTCGTAATGTGGACCATCTTTAAATTTTCGCCAAAACATACCAGCTTGGTTAAGAGAATTTAAGCTCTCCCAATATTTCCCAAGCTCTTCAGGGTATACAAGCTGCCCTGATCTTGTAAAGAAAATGTCAATTGCACATTTCTTTAAATGCATACTATTCATTGTTTGCGACTTGCCTGTCTTAACATAAATAGTCTGCTGATCAACTGTTCTTTGTAGCTCACCTAAGCGAGCATCATAACCTAGCTCAAAAGCTTTTGACAATAGTTTTGCAAGATCTCTCGCAAAGGCTTCTTGATGTTGACCTAATGTCATCATTTAGAGATCTCCTTAAGCATTGCTTGAGTTTTATCTTGACTGCCTTTAGACGAACCATAGAAAAAGTTAAAAATTCCAGACAAAATTGTGCCGAGCAAGAAGCCAAGAATTGTGTCTGCAAATCTTACATTATCTTCAGGCACTACACCAAAGGTAATAAATCCAATGTAAGACGCCGTACAAATTGCCCAGAAAATTGCAAAGTAATACACAAACCGTCTGACAAATTTATCGTCAGATTCGATAGCAGTCTGCTGCATGTTTCTAGCACTTTGCACATCTGCTAAATATGCTTTTTCAAGGTCTGCAGCAATTCTATTGTCTTCTTGTTTGATTCTTAAGAGCTCTTCCTCGTGATCCATTTCATACTGTTGTAGAGCATGAAGTTCTTGAGGTGACAAAGAACCTTTATCAATATCAATACCTGTCTTTTCTTGAATCCATTCTTTACCTTTTGCCATAGCTGCATTAGCAAGGAGATTAAGACCTCCTGCAATGAGCGGCTGAATCATTAATGGTATCATTCTATTCCTTATACTTTAGTACTATAACATCTACTACAATATGATACAGATATCTAATAGGAGGGGCCGTCCTTGGGTTAATCTAACGGGTTCCGCTAATAAATATGCAAAGAAAAACGGTCCAAGGTGACGCGATTTTTCACGACATCACCCTGGCCCTACCGACGAAAAATTTTTGCAAGGTGGACCCGTCTGGTACCTAGTCGGGCCGTTTGTAGGCCACGTAGCCCCGGCGTTGCCAGCCTAGTTTTTCCAGCATACGAGTAAAGACGTATTTTTCATCCATATGACTTCCATTGGAAAATACTATGTCGTATTTATTTTCTTTAGCATATTTTAAAAGTTCTTCGTGTAAGATTTGAACTGCCCTAAAAGCTTTTGTTCCAGTTAAAGTTGAGCAGTAGTATTGCTGTTGAAGTATTCTTTCAGTCATATGAAGACTATTTCCAACATCTGCATAAATCCAGGTTACTATTTGATTGTCCTGTTTTAAAACTCTTACAAACTTTTGACGACGTACTGCTAATGCTAAATTTTGGATAGCTAAATTACGATCGATTGGAAGAAAAGTGAAGTCATTCAAATTAGCATACATGTTGACACAGTATGCAATCTCATGAAAAAGCTTTATTTTATCAATTACAGCTAAGGCCATAAAATATTGTCTATAACTTGCAGAGTAGTTGCATTACTTAACTGTTCTTTTAAATCTCTATAAGTCTGATGAATTGTGATAATATGATTTGCTAAAGAGAGTCCAACTTGAATCATATCTTGTCCTGAAAGACTTCTTATAGAATTGTTTTTTAAAGTCCACTCTATTGTAAAGGGCGTATTGGAAGCAAAAGCAACTTGCGCTAATGCTACACTACCTTGTATCCTTAATTGGCTCAATGGATCACTATCAAATACGCTACCATCCCAAACAAAGCCTCCAGATTCTTTTTGGTCTCTCGTAGCTTTTAATTGTTGAAGTTTATTTTCTTTTGCCTTTGGTATGTCTGGAATCCAGCTTTCAGAATTTGTGTCCCAACGATACGAAGGACCTGGATTTGGACCGACGTCTGTTAACACACCTGATTTTATTCTCCAATGGTTTATGATATCCATGTCATTAGGTAGCTCAGAAGCGTCTTCAAAATACAAGACTCCAGGTGGAACTGTAATGTCCACTCCGGGCATTGTTTCGAAACGCTGCACTCCGGTTGGTGTTTGATTTTGGTCAAGATATACGAATACACTCATCATTTTGGGCCTATATATCAATGGTTAAAAAGATCTTTGAACTTTGAAAGTCTATTGGAGCGCCTGAACCACCACCACCCGTGGTAAATTGGTCAATATACTGTTGCGTATCAGAGGTCCAAGTGATTTGGTCAAGAATTATAGCAGGCGGAAAAGGAAAGAATCCTGGCCAAACTGCTGTCAAGCCTCTGAAAGGTTCGGCAGTAATATATCGTTTTCTGCCAGTAGGAACTGCAATAGGTTGATTTAGTGTAACATTCCAATACGCAAAAAACCCATCAGACCGTCCAACTTTTGTATAGCTTGATACAATTTTTGCAGCTGCTGCCCCCGAGTCAAAGGCTATGCTAACTCCGTCGGATTGATATACGCGTAGGCCAAACGTGTTAGCGGAAGGGCTTGGAGTACGTCTAACCACAACATATTCGACAAGCCCAGCAGAAACCGAAATTGTGCCTATCGGAATACTAGATCTTACTATTGCACCTGCTGTATTTGCTCTGATAAAAAGAATCTCATTAGCAGCAATCGTAGGCCATGCCGCAGCATTTGCAAGTGTGCCGCTTGAAACCACGTGATAGTTAGTAAAGTCTTGGCTAATAATAATGTTATTGGCAGCGTTATAAATATTAATACCGTATGACATATCAGCCCCTAAATACTTCTATTCTAGTACCAAGACCATTTGTCCAAGCCGTGGTACTCTTATTTTCAGCATTTATAAAACCAGATGTAATTGTCATTACGATAAAAACAGCAGTGCTATTAGAAGCCGGTCGCCATGTGTTCATTACTACCAAAAACCACGTACCATCGTCTACGATGCCGGGCACACTGTAACTGACTGTTGAATTTGCTGCGATAGTACCTGGTGTTATACTTGTCACAAACCGGGTTATTCGGTCTGTGGTGTCTAGAGTTAGATTGCCACTAGCATCCCAAATTCTCATTCCGTAAGGCATACACAGTCCTTTTATAAGTTTCCAATTTTAACACGTAAAACATTACTTTCGTAAACTTCTATTACGTTGTCACGGATTTCTACTCGGCTACCACTAGCTGTAGTTCGTAATGTACCTATAGTCGCTGTTATTGCAGACAGGCTGCCGATAGTGGCGGTGTTAATTTTCGCAAGACTAATTTGGGCATCACCAATTTGAGCATTTTGAATCGCAGCATCAGCAATAAATGTTGAAGCAGTCGTAGCTGTAATCTTATTACCAACAGAGACAAGATCTTGAGGAGCTGGCGTCCAAGAACTAGGCTGATCTCCCAGCTCTACTTTAGGGCAACAAATATCAATAATAGAGCCGCTATTTAAAGTTCCAGTAGTGAACCAAGAGAGAAACAATTCACCATTAGGTGTTGTTGCATTGCTGTTAGGTTTTCCTTTAAATACGTAACGCTGCCATGTACCTGTCACAGCTGGATTCTCTAAAATTGTAGTAGTATTAAAACCCATATTGCTGTCAAAACCGTTCATAGTCTTTCCAACAGCGCCTGCCTGGCCTCTTGCCCAATAAGAAATACAGTAAGTTTGTCCAGGTTCCCAAGCTTTGACAGAGTCCGTAGAACTAGGGACAATATAAATACCCATTGTTGATGTTGTATTTGCGCCAGTAGTTACTCTATAGTAGTTTTGACCAAACAAGCCACCAGCTTGAACAGAAGTTGTAGTGGCAACGCCAGCATTATTATAAAGACTCCAATTGGTAGGCATGGTGGGGCTGGTTTTCATAAAACCACTATTACCTACTAAATTAATACCTCCAGAGCGTATCTTGTCATTTGACACCAAAGTCCCACTACCGGAACTAACTCCTTGTATCAAACCATTAGCATCAATAGAAGTGTTATTAGCACCAGTTGCAATACCAGTAAGCTTAGTACTTTCGGCAGTATTAATATCATTCAGAGATGCCGGTTTATTATTTACTCTTGAGTAATCAATATTTCCGTTACTTTGCAGAATAATTCCACCGCCAGAGTCTTGTATCTGAATATTTCTAAAGACTGCTGCACCAGTATTTGAAATAGTAGCTACACCGCTGTTGATATTTATAGAGCCTGCACTTATAGCTCCAAGATTTGCAGATATAGCACTTAAAGAACCAACTTTCAGATTACTTAAGTAAGCATTACCCCAAACAATTGCGTCAGTAACAACATCATACAAGCCGTCGACTTGATACATGTACTGACCTTCTGTCAGTGTGCTTGTAGCACTGAAACTCCATGTCCCTGGAGAAGTTGGAACAACATCACCTGTACCTGCTGTTATACCAGTAGGAGGAGTAGCGCTAGTTGTTACAGTATACGCAGTTCTACTAGATTTTCCTTGTAAACCTATTGAACCGTCTTGCCTATAACCAATTGAACCTATATAACCTGAGCTCCAATTAAAGTTTGTCGTAGTAGCAGAGACTGTTGCAGTAACGATTGCCGTAAGTTGGTATAAAACCATCCCATTATTAGCTGCAGCACCTGGAACAGCAGTCCAGCCTGATGGGTATGAATTTATACTTAAATCGGCCCACGTTAGAGTTGCAGCTTGAGATGGTATTGGACTTATAGGTGTAGTAGACCACTTAAAACAGCTAATAGCGACGCTTTTAGTCCCTTCAGCTCCACCTTCACCTCTTCGGCTTAAGCTGTAAGTTATTCTTTTAGAAATAGCTGGCAAGGCTGTTCCGGCACCGTCTCTTACAACAATAGACAAATCAGTAAATGCGACATCAGCACTCATTGCTGTAGGTGCAGGAACTGTGTATGTAGAGCCAGTGCCCGTGCCGGCTGCAACGGTAATACCAGTGCTTACTTGAGAGGTTACACTAAACGTATTTGCGCCAGTTGTGCCATAAGTTAGTTGAGTATTTCCGATAAAAGCTGTAATTTCAGATGAACCGCTGGAAAATACGATACCTGCATATCCATTCAGAGGAGCACCAAAACTTATATTCTCATTACTTACATTTACACTTGGCGCTGAAATTCCAGGAATAACTGAGTAATTAGGCTGTAACGTGGTACTTACAATTGAAGATAAATTTCCTGTAATATTTCTTCTTGAAACGAAAGCAATTCTGTAAAGCAAATTTCCAAATTCTGCTGAAATATCTAAATATTCACTAGTACCTGAAGTACCTACTTCAATAAATACCGGATTCGGAATGTCTTTTGCTCTAAAAATCTTCGTAAAGAAATGATCGGCGTAAGGAATTCCATTAGACCTTAAGGCAGGAATTGTCCAAGTGAGCTTTGAAACTTGATTGTAATCGCCTCCTAATGCTACAGCAAACCCAGTTGGTGTTGGTGGCACTAATGCAGTATTAAGCCTAACGGCATTGCCACTAGTCCTTAAATCAGATACAATTGAGTCTGTAAAAGCTCTTACACCAAAAACGCCATTAACATCACCTAAATCAGGGACATAAAACAGAGTTTGAGTTGCGCGGCCAATTTCATTATATATCGGTCGGCCGCTGCTGTCTAGATCTAATACTTTATGAAAATAAAGTATGTATCCACTAATAGAAGGGCTTGAAGATGCCGGCCAAGTCAAAGTTCCAGGAGAATTAGCTACAACATTGTTACCCGCTGTAAATGTAAGACTCGATGGTGCATACAAAAAGAAGTTGTACAATTTAATAGCATTTATTGCTTGTGAGTCTTTAGTACTCCATACAAGCTGTGCTGCATCAAACTGAGATCCTACAACTTCACAAATTGCATTATCTTCAAGCTTTACTTCATTCACTCTGAGATATACATCAGAGGTATTGCCTAAGCTTAGAGTAGCGCTGTTTAGCTTAATAATGTCGCCAGGCTCTAAATAGTTATTCTTTAATACATATTGAAATCTTATTGTTCTAGCTGTACGACTGATTCTTACAGTTTCTTCAGCTTTTGCAATAGCATGATAATAGTCGGTAATGCCTTCTGCAAAAATGTCTGTCTCTAGTTTGACATTATTATCTTCTGCAAGATATGCGTTGTAAACGGTGTTTGTTTGAGATATGTTTACAAAAGACGTATAAGCATCACTTCTGGTTGTCCAAACTGTAGTACCATCAGGTGCCGTTAAGGTTGCTGCAGCTCCAAACAAACCTCCAGTGTTTGTTGCGGATATTGATATTGTATACTCCGCATTTGCAGTAAGTGTTCTTGTTACAGTAGATACACCAGTATGCCCACTTCTAGAACTTGTGGTATTCAAAGTAATGTCTATAACATCGTCTGCAGTAAATTTCAAAGCATAGTCGCCAGAAGAAGGTGCAACTATTTTCCAAGACATTGAAGTTGTATTAGAACCGCCGTTCCAAACAGCATAATTATTTAAGAGTCTTTCACCTTCGCTAGTGCCTTCCCAACCAGATACTGCAACATACTTTGTAGCGCCAAGACCTCTAGCAAATGTGCTATTGATTTTGGGAGGCCAAGACACAGAGTCTTCTTTAAAGTTAGTTGCTTCATTATGATATCGTATAGTGCAAGAATTAAGTCTATCACTTGCCGATGGCCAGAGAATTTCCACAGGCTTGTCATGTACTAAGTCATCATCGGTTATTGTTGCTGCAAGATTAATATTAGCATTCGTAGCAGGATATTGAAGCAACAACTTATATCGACCTTGTGACCATACAAGTCTTGCATCGCCCATTGTTGAGAGTATAGATTGAACGTTTTCTCGAATAGGTTTAGAAACATCGATAATAATATTACACTCGTATAAAGGTAAATTTCGAGTGCTAATATTTCTAGTAATTTTGTCTGTAGTTTGCCAAATATTTCCACCGACATTTACATTGCTTTGTACGACTGTATTGCAGATTTGAGCAGCATCATAGAAACTACCTAAGTCAATATCGGAAATTGTTAATCCCTTACCTACGGTAGAATCTAGCAAGTAGTCTAACAAGCAATAAGCAGGATTGTTAGAGTAAACATTATTACCTAATGCATATGAAAAATTTGGACTTGTTCCACTTCTTGAAATTTCTCTTACTACTCTACCTTCAATAAAAGTTTGAATAGTAGGTACTTTATTAAACTGTGGCTCATCTCTGTCTAAACGAATTGTAGCTGACAGGTACGCAATGTTATTAAAAGTTGCGGTAGATCTTTCCCCAAAGTTGCTGGACATTATGGGGTCTACACCACCATTGTAAAAATAATCAAGACGCATTGCTGCTTTATTGTCAGTATCTCTTACAAAGGAACCGCTTTTATACACAAACTCAGTATACGAATCGCCTAGAGCAGGGTCATTCAAAAACTGTGTTTCATCAATAATTACATCATATACTGCGTTGATAGGACCCACGCAAAGTGCTTGCTGGAAAAACAAAAATTCATTTTTCGAGCCGTTAATATTAGAATTTAATTTCTTTTCAGGAGTACCACCATACGTGACTGTAGCTAAACTTCCGTTCTCATCAGTGTAAGTGTAATTGTCACCGGCTTGCGCTGCAGCACCAGTGCTGAAGGTTTTATTTGCAGTAGTAGGAGTAGTAGGCATCACAAATGAGCTACTAGTGTTATGGTAAACTCTCGTTCCACCTATAATAGCTCTTCCGTAAACTAAAGGTATTGGCTGGATAGCCGCTTCTACAACTAGTTCAAAGCCTTTTCTCGCTTCAGCAGCTGCTTTTGCTGCATTACGCATTTTCTTAGCTTGTACTATTTGGTATGCCATTGAAGCTAAGACAATAAAAACCTGAACTTTTGATAGAAACACTCCTATTGCAGTAATTGCTGTAAGTAATCCCATTATCCTTTACCCCATTTAATATTTACAGGTCCTGAGCCTTCATATACCTGATCGAAACAGCTGTCATTAGGGAACAGTCCTCTAATATATTCTTTGCTAGAATAGGGAGTTCTTGTAAGATCTAAGTCAGCCATCGGACTTGCACCTGAAATAGAAAGAGCTGCTTCACCTGTATTACCTGTTTCGATACTATAGCCTATGCTATCTATAATACCTTTATATGCAAGAATTGTATTCTCAATCTGTGTATAAGGAACTTCAGTTGCTGGATCTATAAAGCCTATCCTAACCTCAAATACCTTTCCTACGATTCCTGTTTGCATTGCTGCACCTAAAGTATAGTCAACATCAGCAAGCACAACTTTATAAATTTCTCTATCAACAACAGAAGATAATTTAGGGACATCAGCGCTCAGCAATTTCCCATCTGAAAGATATGTATCACCGTTGGATAACGTTATATTTGCAAAATGAGACGTTGTCAAATAAAATCCAGAAGGCAAACCTATTTTTACTAAATAAAAAGCATTTATTACTGGGTTTTGTAACAAAGCTATAAGTGTTGAATTAAATGATATCATAGCTTTTCTATAAGTGTAACTGTTCCAGTATCCATAAGAATACCGTCAGAATACACCATACCTTTCACGACATCAGTATCATAATAACAATCCATAAAGACATCGTCTCTATAAGTAAATGCAACAGGACTGCCAATAGAACCTACGTTTGTCACTAAACCGGGAAATATGTTTAATGCACCATTTACTTCTAAATTTGAAGTCATCATATATATTTTAGGATGGTTTGCAAATCTTATAAAAGTACCTTTTGGAACAATTCCACTGCCAAATCCGGATACAGTTAATTGAGTAGCATACTGAGAGCCATACGCAGCTAAACCTGTATTAGCAGTTCTATTTTGTTTTGAAGCATAGTTTTGGGGCATTACTATAGTTACAACTTCTGTGTTAGAAAACCCTTTCGTAACTAAATTAACAAATAAGTCTGCGGCATCTAGGCCGAGGGGCTCAAGGTTGGATGTAATTTCCCAACGCTGAGCTCCTCTTTTTGCTATTTGTCTCTTTAGAGAAAGGGTATCTGAAACAGAAATTGGTTGATTGCTTCTTACAGTCAATGGCGCTGTAAATCTTGCAATAACCTTTCCATTTTCATAGATACCGTATGTCATTAACGATAACCTCTTTCTCGATTGTGTGAATTTACACCTTCAGCAATAGAAGGTAGCATTTGATAAATCTCAGCCTTTGTTTGGCGGCTGATATCACCAGTAATAGTTAAATTGATAACTTGTTGGGAAGATTGATTATTGACTTGTGCGGTTTTTACATCAGCTATCGCTGGTGCAGCTAACATTGCCGTAGACACCAGCCCACCTTCTGCAAATTTCTTAAGCTTACCTGAATTGATGGAAGTTAAAAGACCTATATGATCTCTCGTAGCTTTTGCGTTTATGACGAATTCGCCATTAGATAACATTGCGGGGATAGAATCCGAGGTGCCACTACCGGCACCAGAAACTTTACCACCCTCTGCAAATCCAAAAATACTAAAGATCGAGCTAATATCAAAGTTTTTAAAAATACTTGAAAAGTCTGGTAATTTAAAGTCCTTAAAGATGCTTGAAAAATCTGGAAGTTTAAAATCCTTAAACAAACCTGTTATACCCGATACACCTTCTTTCAGTTTTGACGTAATCTTATCAATTATTCCCGGGGCTCCTTCTTTAATTCCCGATAAATCTCTAGACTCTACCGGAACTTTGTCAGGAGAAATAACATTTTTAGGTTTAATTACGTTAAGGGCATCTGTAGTTGCTTTATTTGCAGATCCGAAAATACCCTCTCCAAGGCCTTTTGCAGCCTTTGTAATTAAACCATCCTTGCCTGTTAAAGGATCCATTAATCCAGCTACAAAAGTGTCTATAACAGTGTTTGTAAAGTTATCTAAGAATCTCTTTGCAAACGTTTGGAATGCGCTTTTACCTTCTTCTGTTTGTCCTTTTAACAATCCTTTTAAAGCCTCTGTTAAAGAACTACCAACAGAATCTGCAAAAGATAATCCAATATCCCTAATCTTATTAGAAAATTTTGGCAAGTTTGTTTCAACAAAGTATTCTACAAAGTCAAGAGCCTTTTGAGACTCTTTTATTGCTTCAGGCGTTTTCTCTTTACGGGCTTTTATTTCAGCTTGATAAGCGGCTTCAATAAGCTTAGTAAGCTCAGCCTGTAATGCAGGTTCTAATGACTTAAGTTTTAGCTCATCGACATCTACACCTAAACTTCTAGCTCTGACTAAAGTCTTTATATCAGGTGGTAAAGCTTCTGTCGTTCTTCTAGAAATAGTGTTCCTAAGATCATTAAGCACTGTTACAAGTTGCCCCATTACGTTGCTAGACACAATTGAAGAATCTGTTTCAGTACCTGTTTGAAACCCTTTTGCAGAATTTAGTTTAACAAGCAAATCTTTGTGCTTGCGTGTGGCTGCTGCGTTTACAACAAACTCGCCATTAGAAAGCCAGGCGGGTATAGAATCTGAAGTGCCTGTCCCAGGACCTTCTAATATACCACCGTTTGCTCTCTTTTTAGCTCTATTGCTTAAGAATATATTTGCAGGATCACCCATTCTTTTTATTAAATCATCTGTAAAATTTAAACCAAAGTTGTTAAAGCCTTGTCTAATACTGTCAGACTTAGTCGGTTCTTGAACAAGCTCTAAAAGCTTCTTCTGAGATGAGTTAGGTACTTTCATTTTAGAATCTACAACAGAACTTCTGATTTTAGCTCGTTCTGACGCTTGTCTAATCAAGTCAGTTTCTTGTTGGAGTTTCCAAAGCTCTGGATTATTCTTTTTCAAAGTAGCATCTGCAACCTCTGGTGCGTAAGTTAAAAGACCTGTCGCAGTAGCATTTCTAAGTCTCATTAAAACAGATGCAATACCCACAGTATCAGAGTATAATTCACTTCCGCTAGCATTATTTAGAAAATCAAATCCAGCAATACCTGTCGAAACACCTAGGCCAAGAAGAGGGCTGTATTGGCTTAGTTTAGTGTTTTTTGATTTACTTGCTTTGTCAGGAGCTTTTAAACTTTCTATATATGGATCGTAAGGATCTATAAACAGAGTCTTAGTTACAAGGCTGTTGCCAACTCGACTATGTTCTTTGATCTCTTCCTCAATTGCTTTAAAAGCTTCTGTAGAATATTCTATTGCAGCATCGGTTTGCAAAGCGAATTTATTTTTATCTAGTCTTTTCAAATTTTCAAAAATAGTAGAAGTATCTTGAGTCTTACTCGACAGAATACCAACCATACTGTTAACTTGGCGTTGTGTGCTAAAAGGATTAATCTTAGGTGTTTCAAACATTTCGAAAAATCCTTCATAATTTTCCTTTTTAGAAATCATTTCTATTAGGCTTAACAAACCTAAATTATTGAGTTGTTGTACTTGGTAAGTTCTTAAGGCATTTTGATTAACTAGCCAAGAACTTTTTGTAGGATCTATAAGCGAGGCTATATTTGAGGCAGTCAGCTCTTCAAATAATTTAAAACTATAAAGATTGTTTTGAAGGCCTTTTCTAAAATTTAAATTACTCGATTCCGTAACAGCTGTTTTATCAACGTAGGCTGCATCTAAAAGTAATCGTTCGTAAAAAGAGTCTTTAGTTACGTCTTCAAAATTGTATCTTTCATGCGAATATCCTTTAAGTACATTTCGAAGTTCCATAAAATAATCTAAGTTCTGAAATGATTTAGGTAAATTTTGAGGATCAAATAAATCGGCAACATTTGGCAATGTTCTTCTTTGGCTAAAATAATGACCTAGCTCGTGATTCGAAATTGCGTATCTAGCAAAAAGATCGGGAATACTTTTGCTAGTATCCATTCGTGGTAGCAAGAATTCTTTTTCTGAATTTTTTAAACTGTAAGTTTGGGCTGAGATGTATCGGCTCGGGTACTTCATGTCGAAACCAGGCCTGAAATAAGCCTCAAAAGGATCATCTGTTAACTGCCATTTAAGTCCTCCACGGCCGTTAGTCAAGGCTGTTAAACCGTTTGTTTCAATAATATCATTAGGCCTGTTAATTCTATAATCAAGTATACGACTAGTATCAAATGCACCTGATTTACCGATTTCAAATAGTTTTGAATCTTTAGTTTCAAGGGATTCAATAAGTTTTAATTTTTTATCAAGGTCTCCTGTAAGTATATCAATAAGCTTTACTGAATCCTTTTTAGAACTAATATCTACACCAGAAAGTTGTTTTTCAGTTTGTGAAACAATTTCATACAAACTTTCAAAATTAAAATAAGGTGTATTTAACAATTTAAGTTTTTCTTTGTCGTATTCTACTCTATCTGCAAAAGGAGATCCAAACGTTTTTATTCCGCCACCTTTTGCAAACTTAGACATCCACTTAAGACCAAATGACTTTCCGAATTTGGCTAAGCTCAGATTCCCAGAACCGACTTGAACAGATGTAAGTTCTTTTAACAGGTTCTTTTCAGAATTTATCTCAAGACTCTTCTGAATAATATCCTCAGGTGTATTAAAGGTATTTTTAAAAACATTGCTATTATTGTTCAGTTCTTCGAGTAACTTTTTATGTCTACGAGTTGCTGCAGCATTAACAACAAACTCACCGTTAGACAATACAGCCGGGATAGAATCTGAAGTACCTGTGCCAGGGCCTGTTACATAACCACCATCTGCATAACCTGTTGGTGCTGAAATTTTTGCAGTAAGATTGTCAATTGCAATTCTAAGACTGTCAAGTCTTGTCGAAACATTATCTAAAGATCTAATTTGGTTTACAATAGGATCAGTTTCTGGTTTTAGCAAAGCATCTATAGATCTTCTAACATTTTCTGGCAACGTATTAAAGCTTGCTAACACAGAGCTTGCAAATGCATCAAAAACAGCTTTTAGATTACTACCTGTCGGCGATAATTCGCTTAAAATACTTAATTGTTCTTCTGTAATACCTGGAAGAGTTTCAATTAAATTTTCAAAGGTTCTTACTAATGTTGCATCTTCAGCAAGTTGAACTCTTATCTGCTTAGGTAACTGTGCAAATTCGGATTTTTCTAACTTCAGATCTGAAACGAGATCTTTCAATCTTCCGAATTGATCTACAAAACCTTCAAATGCAATTTTAGCAAACGACTTGCTAAAATCTGTAAAGAATTTTACAAAACTAGTTTTACGAAGAATCTCATCTAAACTTTTAAAAAACTCTTCAGGAGTTTCTTTAAGCGCCGGTAAAGTTGATTTCCTAATCTTTTCTAAGCTTGATTGAATATAATTAGCATAGTCTTGTAAAGACTTTTGAGTATCTTTAGGTAATCGAATAAGTTGAGCTTCAGTCAGATTTAATTCTAAGGTTGAGTTTACTCTATTAAAAATTTGCTCAAATGTCTTAGGTAATTTATTTTTTGCAAACTCAATAGTTTTATTCAGTTGCTGTTGAAGCAATGTGATGAATGCAAACTCTTCACGTGTACCACCTCGTTTTGCAAGGTCTTCTAGTTCAAGCTTAATCCTCTCAACACTTACTGCAAAATCTAAAAGATCTTCAGATGGCAATGTGGTTTCTAAAAGATTTACACCAAAAGTTCTTTCAAATGCTTGCGTTAACTTTGCAGGAGTGTTCCCAATAGTTTTAAGGAATAAATCAAATACTTTACGACTTGCCTCGATCTTCTCTTTAAAAACTTCTTGAAATTCAATTTCAGAAACATTTGTAGTCATCAGTCTAAACTTATCCTCAACATTTTTAAATACTCTGCCAAGGGCTAACGAGTCTTTAAGAATACCAGGCGTTTGGAACAAATCTTCGGCAGTAATTGAAAATGTGCCGCTGCTTAGATAACCCAATGCAGCTTGGAAGTCTAGAGGTACTTTATTAATCTCTTCTTTTAATAATCCGATTTGCCTAGTTAGTATTGCAACTCTGCTATCCTGCCTGTTTGTTTTTGCAATTTCCAGTTCTCTAAACTTATTTGAAAGATTTTGAATAACACCGATAGAACTTTTTATGCCGTACTTTGTAATTAAACTTTCGTAATTTATACCGAATTTTTCAGCATCTTGTTGTAAAGCCACCAATTCAGCCTTAGTGCCTCTAGCAGCGTCTTTAGCCTGTCTTACAGCTGCTTCTTGTTGAGCTCGAATGTCTGCTTGCAATTGTCCGAAAGATTGTTGAGGAGCACCTTTTAAAGTTTCAACCGGTCTTAATTTGTCAGTTGGACTGAAAATATCAAAAGGCTTTAAAGGATTAATTTTAGCATTATCTATTTTCTCGATAATATTTTGATATGTTCTTATTAAAGCTCTTGCACTTTCGTCTCCTAAGCCTTCGTAAAATTGATCGCTGTTAATAATTCCAGCTTTTTCAGCAAGTTCTCTAGCTCTAACTTGGGGTCTTAACGGCGAAACTTCGACTTTAGCATTTTCGACAATTTGTACAACTTGTCTTCTAATTTCAGTAATTCTTAAAGTAATTTCATTTTGACGTCCAACATCAGAGGTGTCCTTTATTTGTTCTGCAAGCCTTTTAGCTTCACCTTGTAAATCTTTTATACGTTTTAAGTCAGATTGATCTACAGCAAAAATATCATTAAAATCTACGTCTAAGCCTAAAACATCCTTAAATGTATTCCCTAAAGCGGCTAAGTCTGCTTGGTAAGCATTTGCAGCTTTTCTAACACGATCAAATGCAACTCGTTGACGGAGTAATAAATCGTAATCTGCTCTTAGAATTGTAAGCGATCCTGTATCAGCAGCTGTTAATTGTTTAAACCCTCCAAAGGGCGTTGCTTGTTGCAGCCGAACCCTATCAGCTTCAGACTCATACAACTGTCTTGCCTTGAGCAGACTTTGCTCTAAGTCTTCATTAGTTATTGTTACAGCTTCAGCAGCTTTTGCAAGATTAAGGAGCTGTTTTTCTGTTTCAGACAAAGGTCTGTAGAATGCATTAAAAATTGTTTTAGCTTCAAAATCTAGTTCAGCAAGTCGCTCTGTAGCAGCTGCTTTACCTTCTTTAGTAGGATCTAAAAATCTTCTAGCTTGAACTGCAGCTCTTGTAATACCTAAGATTATATCATTTCTAAATTGTTCAGATCTTAAAACAAAATCTCCAAACCTACTTCCACCTTCAACTTTAGTTAGGTTTTGAATAAATTCAGACATAGAGCCTGAAAATTTAGTAGATTTAACTGCTAACTTTCCAGTAAAGTTTTTAAGACCAGCATCCAATAATTCTAGTTCTTTTCGAGTTTCGTCTGTAATAGAGCCACGTTGTTCTTCTTCCTCTCTTGCCTTGTCAATGGCTTTAGAATATTCAGCGGTCTTTTCCTTAAGCTTCTGTATGTCTTTTGAGTCTAGATTTTGTAAGTTAACTTGCTTTAATGAAAATGTACTTTCAATACTTCTGGATTTCAGAAATGCTTCATCGGACTTTGCTAAACCGCGATCTGAAGGTTTTTCTCTAGGCCTCAGACCGACAAGCTCCCTTGCCTTGTCAATTGCTAAATCTAAATCTTTAAAGAATTCCTTGTTAGGACCGAATAACCAAACACCTGCCGCACCTATTGCAGTCAATGCAACAGCGCCAATTAAGGTTGGAATGCTAAAAATAGCACTAAGTGTTGCTAACAAGGCTGTTTTAATACCGCCGATAATACCTAAGGCTAACTTTGCAGGCAAAGCTTGTATGAAAGTAAGTAAAGCACCGCCTACTAAAATACCTGTTGTTATATTGTCAATTAATGCGGCTCCAACACCCGCACCTGCGGCAATTCCAATACTTCCAACAGCCAACGTACGTGAGTTACGTGCCGCACGTCCACCACCACCGCCAGCAACACCACCAAGCATGTTAGCTAAACCAGTAGCACCTGCTGCAGCAGCAACCGAAGCAAACGTGCTCATTGCTGCTCTCTTAATGTCGCCAAACACAGTCAGAATATTATTCTTAAATAAGAGGAAGCCACCGATAAGAGCAGGAATTATACTTAACAGTGTTTCTGTCGAAAGTGCCTTGAAGGGTGCCAAAAAGTCAATTTTCTTTACATCTTCAATTAATGTATCAAAAGGTGACTTTAGGTCTTTTTCCGCTTGCACATTAGCAAGAGCAAGTGCAGAAAATACAGAAAGTATTGAACCTATAATAATTGCTTTACCGTATTTTCCTAGAAAAAGACGGCCTAATAATCCGGTTTCACCTGCAATTTTATCGATTGTTTTAGATGACTCTTTAGCTGCTTTGCCTATTGCTTCACTAGCTTTTGAAGCAGCTTCTGTAGCCTTGCTTGAAATTGAAGCACCCGTTTTGTTGACTAAGTCAACGACTCCAGAAGCATCATCTTTTTGGCCTTTGCCAAATTTAAAAATATTTGTAAAAGGTGATATGAACTTAGAAGCGTATGCTGTAACTGTCTTAGCCACTGATTCATAAACAGCCCGAAGTTCTTGATTAATCTTTGCAATTGTTCTTTTAGGTCTGCGACCTAAGAAAAGTTTTTCTAAAAAATCATAGCCAGCTTTCAACTTAGGCGATGCATAGTCTACAATATTTGCTGTAACTTTGTCAATTAGCGGTCTAAGTACAAGAGAAATTCTTTCAGCAAACGTAGACGGTAATGCGAGGGGATCGCCGGATCCAAAAATAATATCGTAAATAGTCTTAATGCCACCACCCTTAGTTTCTGAAAATTTCCTTAAAGCATCTCCGAGAGGTTTTGCAACAAATTTGGTAAAACCGTTTTTAAACATTGTAGTAGCTTCTTCGCCATACAAAATAGTGGCTAAGATACCGCCTCTGGCAGCCATTTGCGTTAGTGGTGAATTTGCAAATAAGGATTCAAAAGTACCTAAAAGATCTAAAACACCTAAGATACTAGCAATAGTGCGCTCTTTACCAAAGTTTCCAAACAGATAGCTAAAAATAGCGCCTGTCACACCTGGGCTTTTATTCTTCTTTTTGTCGTCATCTTTTCCGAGTTTAAGATCGAAGAATTCTAAAAGACCTTTTATAGGTTCAATCTTTGCAATTAAAGAAAACACATTTAAATTCTTGCCGAGTAAATAAGTTCCAATAATGCCTAAAGGTCCTGCAGCCCCTACTGCAGATGCTAACGAAAATATAAATGATATTGCACTTCCAATTATTGGCAATTGCTCTGTAATACCTCTAAAAAGAGATGAAACGAAACCGCCAATTGTATTTAAAATTTGAGGAATGTCTCTAATAAAGTTACTAATAAAAAATCCCGCACCACGACCTATGGCATATCCAAGAGTAGAAGCAAAACTACCTCCTGTCATAGCAGCGCCGAATTTTTCTGCAAGGAGTGTTGAATTGGTTGCAAGACTGCTTACAATACTTGTTAAAATTATAGTTTTTAATACAGAAGGCGGAAATAAACTGTACACTAGTGCGCCAGCAATACCTGTCAAAGCTACCTTTGCAAGATTTGGAAATGTTTCGAAAAATTTCTCAAATACCTTTGTAGCTTTTTCAACAACAACATCAAAGGTTTTTACAAGACCGTCGGCTGTAAGGCCACCAAATACGTCATCAAATGAAACCTTTTTGCTAATTTCAAAATCAAAAGATGTTTTGTTTGTAAAAATATCCTTAAAAACACCAATTACATTTTTCTTAAAACGACTTAGCCCGTTAGATGTTCTATCCCAAAGTGTTTCTGAAGTTTGAATTACGTTATTTATTGTATCCGTCCACCACGAATTTCCAATAACTTTATCATAAATTTCTCTAAAAATTTCAATAACTTTATTTCCAAAGTTTTGAAGTTTATCTAAAGAACTATCAAAGCTTAAAAGATTTGCGACAGAATCAGAAAAACTTGTAATGTAATTTAAGATGGTGTCTAAAACTTCTTTGTAGTTAATATTTAATTCTGTGAACAAAAGTTCTCTTGTTATTTGTCCAACAATTTGAATGAGTCTTACAGAACCTTTTGCAACATTATCTACAAAGTTTAAAAACCCTTCTGGTAGAGCGTTGAATGAGTCTATTACAGCATCTGCAAAAGCTTCTATACCTGGCTGCGCAACATTAATAAATAAACTTTTAAGTTCAAAGAATTTTATCCTAACACCCGTAATACCGCGAACAATTTCTGAGAGTGTTACAAAGAACGTATCTAATTGACCTCGTGAAAAAGCAATTATAGTGTCAACACGAAAGCCTAAATACCTTGAAATTGCCTTAAATGAAAAGTCAACTTTTCGAGCTAAGTTTGTAAAAGCGTTTCCAATACCTTCTGTATTTCCTTTTAAGGCATCTGCAAGTTCAGTAAAAGCTGCGCCATATAACCTTATATTTTCTGTACTTAAAACTTGTTGAATTGTCTTAACATCAAAACCACTAGCGGCCCAATAAGTCGGGCTTAGTCGCTTAAGTTTTCTTATAGCTTTTTCGACATTTGATTCTACAGAGATCAGATCAATAAACTTAAACTGATTAAATCTGGTTATCAAACCGCCAAGAAATTCTTTATCAATGAATCGAAGTGCTTCTCTAAAATCACCTTTAAGAGTTCTTGTTAAATTGAGTCCCGGTACAATCTGTAGAAATTGTTTTGACAGCTCTACAAGCGATCTGCCAATAGGTTGTATCACCGATAACGCAGTTGTCTTGTTTCGGTTGAATGCAATTCTAATATTGTTTCCAAGCTCAAATGCGTTATCAGAGGCGCCTTTTATTGATTTAGCTAGACTAAATGTAAGCTTACCTAGTGTCGTTGAAACACCTAAGCCTTTATCAAGTTCATTTACATAAATCTTTATAGAATCTGTTAAAGCATTACTTGCTTGTTGGAATGTCGGAGCAAGTACTTGGAATTCTTTGTTGATCTTTTGCGACTGGTTTAAAAGCGCCTTAAACACAACGTCGCTTACAAGTTGGCCTTCTGCGCCTAAGCGTCTTAATTGACCTAAGTTTACCTTAAGCTCATCGGCAATAGCTTGAGCAAGTCTAGGTGTTTGCTCTAAAACTGAGTTTAATTCTTCGCCTCTTAAAACACCTGAAGATAAACCCTGCCCTAACTGGACTAAAGCTGCGGCAGCAGACTCTGCACTAGAGCCTGAAATAGCAATAGACTGTTGAACGGTCTTTGTAGCTTTAAGGATATTTTCAGTAGAAGCGCCCGCATCTCTAAGAGCTCTTCCAAAGCTAGAAAATACAGTGACAGTCCCAGCAAGGCTGCCACGGGTTTCTTCAGCAATTTTGAAAAGCCGAGTTTGTGTTATAACTAGCTGCTCTGTTCTACCAGTTACCAATGCTATCTTGTTTTCAAGATTGGTAAATTCAGTAGAGATGTTTCTAAGTGATACTAATGCACCGCCAGTAACTAAAGCTGTACCTAATCCGATAAAGGTAGACGATAATGCTCTGGATGCACTGGTTGTACTTTGCTCAATACTTTTGAGCGATTGATTTATTTTTGCAAGGTCTTGTTCGGATTTCGAAGTCCTTGCATTTACATCTATTTGAATTCCAGACATAAGGACCTCATAAAAAATCCCCGCTAAGCAGACTAAATCTACTCTAGCGGGGATCGGTGATTACTTATACACCACAATTGTACCACTAGGGCGAACACCCTCTTGTGATAAAACAGTTTTCTCTACAAAATTACTAGGGGCTTGTGTAGAAGACCCTTCGTTAAGTTGCGAAATATGACTTACATCATTAACTATACTTTTTCCTTCAATTCTCCAGCCATCACGAGCTTCTCCTGTATCAACAGGAGTGGCCAGTTTCAAGGCTTCTACAACACTTTTAGTTTTATCTCCAACACGTTTAAGTGTTTCTTTTTCAAAATCAATTTTAAGCCTTTGAATTGTCTTTTGGACATTAGAAACTTTTATCATGATACTTTCTCTCCAGCTTTTGCTGTCATTAGCTTTTGATACAAATAAGAATTCTTAAACGTATTAGAAATTCTATCAGGTTCTGTTTGAGAATTGCTATTTCTTCGGATTGCAGCAAGTGATTCAAAGATTGCTTCTGGCTTTTCTTTGACACCCTGCGCTCGCATAAGTTGATATGCGCGATTATCTTCTCGCCAACCAACAGGTCTTCTATCAAAGTAATTAGACCACCCTAGCAACTCTGTGTAGGGCATTTTATCTAACAATTCATATAATGGTAGTTTCAGATGAAAAGCTATTTCATAAATAAGCAACTCTTCATCTGAAAGATTTATTTTCCCGTATCTTGGCCAATCCCAGAATACTTCATGATTTCAGAAGAAAGTTTTGAAAGTTCGTCAAGCGGGAAATTCTCAAAAGCTTGATCGTCCAGGTCTTTGCCGCCTTCAACACCAGCTCTGATGATTGTTTTAAGAGCGTTAAAGCCTTCAGATTCGTTGCTTTCAATCTTTTTAGCAAGTTCTTGGACTTCCATTACCTCAGAAACGCTAAGCTTTGAAATCTTAACGTCTTCATTCATAAACTTAACTGTCTTTGTCATCTTACGGCCAACAAGACCGCGAATACCTTCTGCCATATTATTCTCCTTTGAAATCTTGGGAATTTTGATGTTGGAAGTCATCTAATTGCTTCCTCATTGTATGTAAAAATGCAAGTGTTTTGAAAACTTCTTGCGACTTCTCTTGATTGCTACTAAACTCAGAAACACGTTCGAATGTTTTTCTGATGCTGATATCAATACTTTTCCTCATGTGTTTGGCAGTGGTACGTAATACGTAGCCCATGCTAAACGGCTTTTCATATTCTTGTGCCATATATTTCTGTCGTAGTAGGGACATCCTGCACGAGCAATACGTGTTAGTGCGGATTGTTTAAGTATTCTTCACCAAGGAATACTCCCTAACGTTAATTAAATAGTAAAGGCGCCGTAGAAGTCAGATTGCACAGTGATTGTCAGCGTCGCAGTATTTGCATCTGTAAGCTGAGGATTCACAAGCAGAGCTTCCATCTTACCGAACCAGTAATATTGGCTGTTCTCAGTCGTACCTAAACCAGTCACTGTGCCCGCGTAGCCACCAGAAGGTTCAGAATTGAGCAAAGTAAAGCGGAACAGACGGCGAGTACCGTCACCCACCATGGTGCCCAAGAAGTTAGCAGCCTTTTGCCAATCAGAACCAATGTAGTTCAAGGTAATTTCGATAGAAGGTGCATCAGATTGACCTTGAATTTGCTGAGACGACTTTTGGCCATAAACAGCAACGTTGACCACGTTAGGAGGAGTGCCCATTGCAGGGAATTCTCTAACGTTTCTGATACGAATAAATTCACCGGCAGTAGCAGTAGGAGCTGAGCCGTTGTTAAGTGCAACTGCAAAAGCTGCCTTTAAATTAGCTTCAGTGGGATTAGCGAAAGCTGTAGCGATATCTGTTGCGTCAATTGCAACAGAAAGATCTGAGTACAAACCAGCGCCGATCGAAGAAATGTGAGCCATTATTGTTTCCTAAAGTAATTGAACGGAACGGAGTAGTTAGACTTTGACAAAGCGGGATCTGAAGTGTCTATCCCTCTAAAATCTAACGCACTACTCATAAATTGAGTTGTACTGCCAGTAAGAGTGGAGACACTTTTTCCTACAAGGTATTGGTCTAACTTATCTGCAATTAGATTAGCGCGCTTGGGGCCATTTCCAGCAGATGTAAATATGTCTATCATTAATATGCCAGATACGGATTCAATATTGATGCCGACATTCCTGCTAATAACTGATACTCTTATAAATTCATTTCCAGGCATAACTGCTACAAAGTTATTTGGAAATGTTTTTATATTTTCTGCTTTCCAAGAAGTGCTATTGAATATTGAGAAAATGTCATCTTGTACATTTGAGTATTTTCCCATTTAGGCCTCTCTATAAACATTAGCAATCAAGATAAAACCATCATTCTTTTGAATATCTGCAAAGTTCCAAGTATTAGAGTCAAAGGAAATTGTTGAATAATTGTTCAAATCACCAACTTCATTAGCTTTAAGTAATATTTCGCACTTGATAGAATTCCGATCTTTAGAATTTTTCAAATACTGCGAAACTACTATTTTAGTTGATACATTTTGTGTAGATTGAAATTCGGACTCTCCCGTTCCAAAGTTAAACGTTGGATTCGTTTTCTTTGTAAGAGTTGCTTCTTTGGCTAGGTCTTTTACAGAATTAAATGCTAACTTTAAACTATTGTCCACAAGGTTTTTGTAGCTCATTAGTTAGCTCTCCACCAAAGATTTAAGCCACCATTAACTCTTAACGGTTTAACCAAATTTCTAACTACTACTGGCAGTTTGTTTGCACTCTTAACAAGTGTTAATTTAATACTACCAACAGAAAGATCTTTAACAGACCCTGTATCATCTAATAAGCCATCATTATTTAGCAAGTGATAAGACAACTCATAAACAGCTTTTAAAACTCTATCTGGAACTGTAGTTTCTGAAAGAATTACTTCTTTACCTAAACGTGGGTCAAAATAGACTCCGAATCTTGGAAAAGCAAGAGATTGAGAATCACTTACGGCATAGCCTATCCAATCTAAAGCATCAAGCAAACCTGTAGCAGTTACTAACGCTTGTGCTCTTTGATCAGGAACGGCATTCGTCCAAGCAGCAACGTCTATGCGGTCTGCAAAATAGGTGTTAGCTTCTTCTACAGTTGCATATGAGTTTACGTTTTTAACGAGAGCCATAAGTGTTCTCCTTAGTTATTAGGCATGGAACACAGGCAGAATACCCAAGCTAAGCGCAGAGCTAGCTTTACGTGCCCATACACCGCCAGTTGATGCCAACGTACCAGAAGCGACACTTGCCAGAGCCTTCTGGGTAGTGCCTTCCAAGACGCTAACATAGTCTGTATCAGAAGGGAAAGCGTCTTGCGAACCAGCCCAATTGTAGCCGGCAGGATGCACAACATAGCCCCAACGATACCACACAGCGGTAGTACCACCACCTTTATAAGCAGCAGCTTTACGCTCAATTTCAACACTGTCAGGAACAGCAAGAGGTTCCATAGCCAGTGCACCAGGAAGAACAATAAAGGAAGTCTTAGTACCGACAATATCAACACCAGCGCCAGTATTGAGTTTTGTCAGCTCAGCTGTGCTAAAACCTTGGGAAGCACGAGTCTGAATCAGACGGAACTTACCTTGGAAGATTGTGTTGAAAGTAATATTACCATCGACAACGGTAGTGCTATCAACCAGATTCGCAGAACGCAAAGAAGCCACGATTTCAGGAGAGCAGACAAGATAAGCATAGTCAGGCTCATAGTCCTTATAAGCCATGCCAAAGGCTCTCAAGAAACCTTCAGCTCTTGCAGCACCTTGAACAGCAGCGGTTGCATCAACAATAGGCTTGTTTGCGCCGAGGTCTACATAGAAACCATAACGCTTATTGGTCGGATCGTTATCAAAAGTTTGACCGCCAAGACCTGTGTTGCCAGAACCTGCAGCACAACCATTAAGTGCTTCAGAAATAGCAACACCACGCAGCACAGACAGCACTGCATTGTGCTCATCTTGAGCTTTTGTTTCACCAAAGTCACGACCGATCTTGGCAAGGCCGTCCACTTGCGTGACAACTTGTTGCATATTGACTTTGTTAGCACCATGCGTACGCACAGTCTTAACATAGTTAACATACTCAGAGCTGTAAGAAGTACCTGTACCATCCGTCGAGTCCGTTAAGGATGCAACGTTAATGGTAGGATTCAGCGGCTTGTACCAACGGACTTGACCGACGAAAGTTTCGGTTGAAGTATCAATAAGGGGATTGGAACCAACAATACCAGTACCAGAAAGCTTTCTAGCTGTGGTATATGCTTCGTCAGAGTAAGCGCTAATTGCTTCCTGAAGAACAAAATTGTCGGCACCAGCAACGTTAACACGAACAGTCATTTTATTATCCTAGATAGCTAGGAAGGTTATTTTCTCAATTTGCCTTCTCTAGCGAGTTTCAAAACTTCGTCTTGCGGTAATTCGAAAATAGACTTTCCGGACATACCACTCGAAGAATCTTTAACCTTCGTTGTCGAACTGCCAGAACCAGAAGATACTTTAGGTTTCAGCAAGAAAGCATTGTTTTCATCATCTGCAAATTGCTTTACAAAGTCTTTAAGAGATACACCCGATTTGTGTCTCCAAATTCCTTTGTCATCTTGGGCGAGTTGATCTACAATTTCACGATATGCCATACTGAAGGCATTTTCATTTTTGAAAGAGTAAGTACTTAGCGCATTTTTGAGGTCCATGTCGCGTGTTAGTTCTACGACACGTTTTTCATATGCAGCTCTCTGTGCCTTTTCTTCTGCAAGTTGCAGTTCAAGTGCTTCTTTATGCTTACCATCCTCTTGAAGTCGCTTGATCTCTTCTTGTTTCTTAGCTTGCTCAATCTCAGCAGCTTTGCGCAAAGCTTCATCTCTGACGCTGTATGCTTTGTCGAGTTTTAGCTTAATATCCTTAAGAGCTTCTTGAACACGTGATTCTATAAGTTTCTCAACAGGGTCTGCTGAGCCTGTTGCAGTGTCCTTGTTAGTCTCGGTTGTGCTCTTGTCAGATGAAGAGTCATCGACGTTGTTTTGATCTTCTTGATTTGTATCAGTTGACATTTTGTTTCCTTGAGTACGACTCATTTAATAAAGATACAATCTTTATTTTAAAATCAGATGTTATCTGTGGAGATTCTCACCTGGGTTAATCTAACGGGATTTGGCTTAGCCAACACCGTACCATCCATAGTCATTGGAAAAGCCTTTAGGAATTTCCTTTAAAATATCTTTTCTATTCAGTATGTCTTTTTCATTTAAAATTTTATCACCAACTCTAGATTTTCCTGGAATAGGTATTAAACCTTTTTCGATAGCTTCTTCAAGATACTTATCATACAACTCCTTAGGCAAGCCTCTGGCTTTCATTTCATCTAGAGTCATCTTGATAACATTCCTATCTAATACATCTGCATAAATCTCTTTCAAGGCTGACCTTGCAGTAAGCATGTCTGCGGCATTAGTAAAGAAAGCATCATGAATAGTAGAAGTTGTAACACCTGTTTTCTTGCCCCAAAGATGAAACTTTTTAACAATTACAGCATCATTAGAGTGATTGCCATTAACTGCGAATGCTGTTCTTGCACGCGTAAAATCAGCAATGTCATTAATCTTTCCTGACTTGTTAATCAGCGTATCTACCCACGATATCTCGGTTTTCTGCGGTAATTGAAGTATATTAGTAGTCCAGTTACCGTATTTATCCTTATAAACAAGCCGTTCTTCAAAAGACTGTGTAAAATTTTGTTCAATAATTTTTCCATCAAAATTTACCCAAGGAACGTTAGTCCAGCTTTTAGGTAATTTATTTGCCTTAAAAACTTCAAACCCACTGAGGGAAACTTCTTTAGCTAAAGCACCTTTTTCAATATCAATTGTTGGAACAACAACTTCAGTCTTAAAGTACTTAGCTCCAGTCCTACGGTATTCAGGAGAGTCTACACCAAAAATCAGCTGCGCTAAGTTACCATTAGGCTCCCAAAATCCGAATCTTTTAAGAATCTTTTCTGAAACAGGTTCTCCAGCTTTTATTCCTAACAATCTGCTTATATTATCAGGTAACACATAACCTTTTTTCTTAGTGCCGACAAGCTGTGTTTTTGCAATGGATTCCCAGTCAAAATTACTGCCTGAAGGTTTTGCATTTGCCAAATAATCTTCGGCTAGCCTGCCAAAATACCTGGTAAAATCTTTAAGTATAGGGACTTGCTCTGATAAGTATTCACTCATGATTCTAGCAATTGCTTTAAAATCATCAGGTGTAACTACTCTCTCGTACGACTGAGATAGCTTTTCTACAAGTTCTTTTGTTTTAGGTTCTAGAAAATAAAGCTGGTCTAAAATTTCATCGCCAGGATCTAAGCCTTTATTAAAAATGTCTCTGACATTTTGTCGTAATTGTCGAAGTTCCTCGGCAGTTTCTGGATCAAATTTTTCGTATCTTGCAATTCTTGCAGAAATCTCATTAAGAACTACATCTCTTTCAGAAGCCTTGACCACTAAAACATTCTCTTGCTTATCTAAAACCTTAGACAGTTTACCTTCTACATTTAGGCCGCTGGTTTTTTCACCAGCACCGTAAAAGGTCACCATGTTTTGTGTAATGTTAAGCTACATTCGTTATTTGTAGCTGTTATTCATAGTAGTACTCTGGGTGTATTGCACTTTTGCAATATCTAGAAATTAAAGGGTGTGAAATCATATGTGCTTTAGCTGCTTCTCGAACTGAGCCAAATCTGCCTAGTGGTGTAATAACAGCCTTAGAGCGTGGATGAAGGTCGCCTGTCTTACCTTTCATATACATTGGATGTTTTTCGTCTGAAAACATAAATGCATTAGAAGACTTCATCTCATCATATTTTTTAGCCCATTGCTCAGTTGCCGACTCTTTGGCCAGCTTCCTGTATTTAGGCAATTTCATATGATTGTTCATACTAAAAGCTTTCTTTGCAGCTTCGTACGTATGGCTTGTTATACGACCTCTTTCAGGCCTTCGATAAGTATCGCACATTCCATAGAAAGCTCTAGCGGTCATATCACACTTATGTATTTTAAATAACAACCAATGTGCAATTAAATGCGCTCTAGCCGACAAATAAATCAAATTTTCTGGAGAGTCATCTCCACCTTTTGATTTTGGAATTATATGATGTCGTTCTGAATACCCTTTAGGTTTCTCTTCAGTGCCATGCTTTAAAAGCAAGTTTACGTAAAGATTCTGATATTCCATTCCAGTTCCTATCTATAAATAACCTGCATGTTCCCATGCAGACCAGACTATATCTTCACCTTTCGGTGTCGGGCGTTTCGAATGGACTTCCATTCTACGGATTTCATCTCCCTTACGGGCGGTATATCCTAGTCGTTGAACCTTCAAAGAGATTTCTCTCTAAGCTTGGCTGCTGATTGGCCGGCAGGCTGTTCCAGCAATTAACCCGATTTTACAAGGCCCAATTTAAGCCTTAGAAGCTTTTCTCAAATCTTTTTCATTTAATCCTAATTTTTGATTAAGCTCTCTGAACCTAGGATCATTATAAGTTAATGCTGCAATTTCGTCATACAAACGTTTCTTTTGGTTTGTAGGAACTACATTGCTTAACTCTGCTAGCTGTTTGTTACGAGTTGTTAAAGCAATAATCTGAGCGCCAGAAGATGAAGCATCTTGTTCCAAAGCTAGCGCTGTTTTGTAATCACGAAGCCTTTGAAGGTTTTTAACTGAATACTTCGAACCGAGACTGTCAGTTGCTAAGTAATTATCAATTTTAGCAGTCTCTAACGCAAAACGCAAAAACTTATTAAGTTCTTCGCCATCAATTTTTTGAAATATTTCAGATTCTAAAATAGCACGAATATCTGCTGGTTTCTTCCTAAGCATGTGATTGCCAATGCGAACAAGCTCAGGACGCCACTTTTCTGCTATCTTCTGTCTTCCTGTGATTGATAGAGAATTAAACTTTCCCTCAAAGTAATCGCTAAGTCCTCCTAAGAAAGATCCGATCTGATCTTGAAAGTTCTCAAAATCTTCTGGACTAAAGTTCTTAGCTACATCCGTATTTAAAAAGGGTCTAAATGTTTCACCAGACTGAGGACCGATTAAACCACGATCATAAATACGTGCTCGATGATCAATAAAAGGGTGATTACTAAAAGCCTTGTCATCTTTACGAAGCCATTCCATAGTCTTGAAACGTTCATAAGCGTCGCCACGACTGGAAATGTATTTTCGATATTCATTCAAATCATTATACTTTTTGGCTTGACCTTTGTCGTCTTCAAAATATAATAATTTTTGTGTAAAATCAAAATAGTCTTCGTCAATTTTATACTTAGCTTTGGAAGCCCAATTCAAAGCATCAACTAGATTTTTGTCTACAAATTCTTCAGGAAAATCACTGAAGCTGCTGGTTGATGTAATTGGAATTCTTGTATCTTCTAATCCTAAAATTCCTCTATCAATGAAATATGTTTTGTAGCCTTCTCTAAATAGAAGTCTATTTTTATCTTCTGTTACAGAAACTCGAAGACCGAGTTCAACTTTTCTATTTAGCTTAGCGTACTCTTGAATTCTAGGATCTACAATTCTAATGTTATAGGATAACGCATCATAGTACGGACCAAAATATTGACCGCTTAGTCTGCTTTTCATTCTTCTCTTTTGAACACCAAAAGTTTCAACTTCAAAGAATTTCTTGACATTTTTAGCTTCTAAGAGTTTCATGCCAAGCTCATACCATTGACGTCGATTTCCATTAAAATTTGCAAGATTGTAAAGGTCTCTGCCTAACGAAACCGCAAAACTGTCTCTATCAGGGGAGTCTGCTAAACTTAACCTATGCGCAAATTTCAAATAAAACTGTTGTAAATTTCGATCAGTAACTCGTCCAAGTATCTTAGCAGGTATCTTGTAATCAAATACTGTTCTTAATTCTTGCGCAATTTTAGGAGCTGTCTTATCTTCCCACTTATTTCTTGCAAGAATATTAGAAATGAAATCATCATGAAGCTCCTGTAACTGTGTAGGACCTAAAACAGGATCTAAGTAGTTATCCTGAAGTAGCTTCTTTAAAACATCAGAATCCTTTCGAATTTGAGTTTCAATAGCATCCGAAACGTTCATTACATCAAACTTTATTTGACCTTGAACTACCGCTTTAAAATTTGTCCAGGGCTCTTTGTTGTCTCTGTATCTGCTAAAGATAATTCGAAGATTGTCTGCGACAACAGCTCTTTCGTTTACACTCATCCTCTCAGAAAGACCATCCAAAACTTTAAATATAAATTCCCTGTCTCTGTCCAGTAACTTATCACTTTCTTGGATAAGTCTTGTGTTGTTAGCCAAGACAGCTGAATTTGGTTGATATAATCTAACGTCTTCATATCGTCCTGTTATTGGATTAAATTTCAGTTGATCTTCTCTAGGCGGAGACGTCAGAACTCGAGTTTTAACACCACGTTTAACATTTGTAAGAACACCTCGATAGTTAGTTAATGACAGTGTCCCGTTCAATTCTGCGCTTTGTAACAAGTAATAATCTATTAATGTTTTTCGAAGTTTCTCATCATTGATAAAATCATCGGGACTACTTGCACCCAATTGCATTGTATCTAGTTTTTCCTTTGCAATTGCAAACTTTTTAGTGTCGTTAGGCAGCGTATAGCCACTGTCTGTAAGAGCTCTTAATTCTTTTATGCCAACAGAGTTACCATCAGCATTTGTAAATTTATCTACTTCAAGCTGTCCTGATCTAAACAGCTCTACCTTTTGATAATCACCAAGATGCCTTAACTGAATTGCTTTATCTTGACGTAACAACCATGAATTGTAAGATTCACGTAAAGGTGTCTGTCCGTCGTAATACGCAATTTGCTCTTTGCTCAAATTTTCAATATTACGTCTGCGAATTTGAGCAACACCTTCTAGTTTTGAGATATCTTCCCAAGATTTAAATACAGGAACAGTTGTGGATCTACAGTTAAAATGCGCAGGTGGTAAATGTACAGTATCTGTAGTGTCATAAATTTTACCATCTCTATGAATGCATACTGGAGTAGTCCGGGAATCTAAGACAGAAACATACTGCCAACCCTGAATTGCTTTTTGATTTGCCTTGTATACCTCTTGATCAGTTTGTGATGTTACGGAGGTAATGGCTGTTATAACAAGTCCTCGTGATTGGGCTCTTGTTATATTATGAATATTTCCCTTACGGATTTCTAATGCTATTTGATCAATAGTTTTATTTTCTGCAATACCTTTTCGAATAACAGCATCAAGTCTTTTCTTCTCAGCCGCACTTACGCTAGCCCAGCCTGCAGCTAAGGTTTTGTCTTGATATAATGGTCTTTCTAATACAATGTCTTCTGCAACACGCTTTTGAGGTCTTTCAGTACGCCAAATTTTACTCATTGCAGATTCAATAGTTTGATAAGTATATGAAAGTTGGTCAGTCACAAGATCTAGCAAAGATCTTTTAGTAATGTTAAAAGTTTCTCTATAAGTTTTAAGAAGTTCTTTATCAATAGCTTCGACTAGCTTCTTTCGACCTGTTACAGACAAGTCGCCATTTTTCAGAAGCTCGTTTATTCTTCCGGTATGATCGTTAACAATTAAATCAACCTTGTCACTGACTCTTTTTTCATAAAGCCTTATCATTGCAGCTCTATTTATTGTTCTGTCGTATATATCAGTATTAGCGTTACTCGCCATATCAACCTCTCAGCTGCGGTAGTCGCAGGATGGCCCCGACTGGTACCCAGGTTGCCTGCAGGTGCAATTTTTTACGAATGGCCATACCTCGGCCATGCCATATGCACCCGCAGACACCTAGGACCGCTTTAAATTGCATATTTTTAACTCTTTAAAATCTAATCTTTAGAGTTACTCTTTTTAGTATTCTTTTTCTTTGCTTCTTTAGCAGTTTCCAAAGCAATTGCAATAGCTTGTTTTTGAGGACGACCCTCTTTTACTATTGCACTAATATTTTTAGAAACCGTCTTATCAGAATAACCTTTTTTGAGAGGCATAAATTAAAATTTAGAAAGAGCTCTCTTATATGCGGAATCAGCATCTGCTTGAGCTGACTGAGCTTTTTTCCAATCAGCAAACTCAGGAGTCTTTTGAACTTTTTCGATTAGGTTTACTCTGTTAGGGGAAAGAAGTTCAGCTCCTGCGGCCTTGCCTACGGCTGCTGCGTGTCTAAGAGATTGTATGCTTCCTTCTCTAAACATAAGATTGGCTGTACCAACAGCTGCGCCTGCAACGAAACCAACACCGCCTGCCACTTTTGCAGCAACACCTAGTTTTTCGACACCAGTTTCGACAGATTTGTAAAAGGCTTCTCTTTGTGTATACTTGGCTTGCTCAGCTGCTAGCCGTTTAGACTCTAAATATTCTTTAGAATAACCACCTTGCATTTGCAATGCGGCGCGGTTGGAACTTGAAGCACCAGTGTACTGATTTTTCCTTGAGGATTATTAATGCGATTTTCGGCCATGTTATCGAATCTTTCTTCCAATTAAATGGCCTACTTTAGAGCCAATATAACTAGTACCCGCACCGGTAGCGCTGCCAACTACGCCACCTATTGCAGTTCCAATAATAGGCATAGCAATGGTTCCTGATACAGCCCCAACGAGACCTCCACCAATTGCGCCTAAACCAGTTGCTACTGTAGTATGACGTGTAAGTGCTCTTTTATTTCTACCACTAGCAGCTAATACAGCACCGCCTAAAACACTTCCAAAAGGCACTACACTACCTAAAACTGCAGTTCTAGCACCACCAGTACCTGCAGCGTTTCTGTTGCCCATAGGGGCACCTTTTTTACCAGCCATAATTACCTTTCATTATAGTTAACACTTAAATTTTAATATTTTTTAAAGTCTAATGTCGTTAAACGTCTAACGCCTACGCCTAGCCCATGGCCAATGCTTCCAGCTCCATACTTCTTGTACACTTCTGCGGATTTTGCTGAATATGCAGGAGACTGTAGGAGTCCAGTAGCTACACCTCCAACATTTGCAAGAATGACCTTATTCAGGCTGATATTCTTTTTTGAGGCATTATTATTACCTTTCATAGCAGAAGATCGTTCGGGATCTACATTTTTTCGACTTTTAGCGCCTTTAGCCATTAGTATTTCCTTCCTGTGAAGCTATGCTATCAGCGTATTGTTCATTTTGTCTTTGAAGCGCCATATCCAAGTCTTTAGTGATTTCCATTCTACCCTCCTCATCATCATAGTCAGGAGGCACCATATCATTTTGCTTGAGAATCATCAACCAAATAGAACGAGGAATCAGACCTTGTTGATACCATTCTGTGGCAAGTCTCAACCAATCTGCGCCTAAAGGTATTGGATTAAAGTCCGAAGACAAACTAAAGTTAATATCTTGAGGTCTCAATTGAAGATTGTATCTCCAATTGATCATAAAGCAAATCACTGCTCTCAAAGTAGAGCTTATTTTAGTATTCAAAGAACCCAATTGAGCATTTTGAGCTGCATTTCGAATTTCAAGAGCAATACCAGATTGAGCGGACTCTGGGCTTAGCATTCTAATGCCAAGCTTTGCCATTTCTTCAATAGCTGCAGCAATAGCCCTATCCATGTCTTGTAAAGCTGCTGTAGGTGTTTCTAAAACTTTTGCCTCATCGCCTTGCCTAAGTCTTAACCAAGAGCCTAAGCCCTTGTTAACCACCTCTTCAAATTCATCATCATTCATGTCAGACATGATGACTGGAGTGTAAGTAGAAGCACCATATAACAAATGATTACGTCTACTTATTTTATTATATAGGCTGACTTCTTTATCGATAATAGGCATTAAAATTGGCTCTAATAAATTGACTGAGCCATTCAAAGGCCACGCGGGAATTACCCTAAGCCTTTCGCCATTATTTAAAATATTTTGAATAGTATCTATAAGCTCAAACGAAGGCTTACGATTAGAAAATTCTTTTTGCTGTTGACCGTTTACAACTTGCACAGAAGTTGTATCAGATCTTTGCTGAAATACTCTAATCTGATAAAAACCTGATTCATCAAGTTCATGCACACGAACCGTGTCTTTAAAAGCTGGATGGAACTCGTTCTTTTCAAAAGACTCTTCATAAGATCGCACAATTACACGATCTAAAATCATCTTACCAAAAGGATCTTTACGAGTTCTCCAATTAATAACTGAGTCAGCTTGCCAGAGTACCGGATATGGTTTTAAGAGTTGCTTATCTTCTACACTAAGAGTGTCCGGATCTACTACAGGGTGATCTACATAAATCCAAGCACGGCTTGTCTGGAGTTCTTCCCACAATGCTGAATCGAGAAAGCCAATAAGACTTGAGTCATCTTGGCCAAATTGATTCATAATCCAGTCTTGAACTTCTTCAGGTACTCCCGGAGGTAATGATAGTACCGGCTGCTTTCTTAACAAGCCTCCAACAAGCATTTTAGCAAATTGCGCAACAATACCTGGCAACTCAGCTTCTGCTTTGTAAAACCCGTATTGTTGTGCTGTCATGCTAGGAGAGAATGGAATCAGTAAGTTTGTAAAATTACTGACATCTAAATAACTGTCAAAGTCCTTTGTGAAACGCTCTCCACTGCAGATAGCACGGCTTTTCTGCCATAAAGGTCTTAGGGATTCGTATTCAGCATTTGGATCTGAGACAGTTTTATTTGCAAGAGCAGCATTTACAACTGCCATAAGATTAACCTCTCAAGAATTTATTAAACTCTTCGACAGAACCTGTAAAAGTCTCACGCGTGTTTGTATTGACAGCTAAGATATCATCAGAACCTTCTACTGGAGTAATATTCCAGTCGCTTGGAACCACCTTAGTCTTTCGAACAGTTTCTGGTGCTGCCTGCATAACGTTAGCTGTGTCTTCAATAGTGAGACCTAGCGTAGGAGAGGGAGTATTCATTTCGACTGACATTATCTTCTACCTAATTTAAAACGTGGAAAAGTGAGATACCTTGAGGGCATCTTTGTAATAGTCCGCACGGCAGCTACTACAAAGTGTCCCCAAGATGTTCCCCATGAATAGCTCCAGGATTTACCCCAACCATTCATCATAGTGGCCCCCATTCATTGCCAGGTTGGCCTGTACCTTTAATGTAAGCATCATTTACTTGCTTAACATTGACAGGTATTGTTGTTGACATTAGATTATTTCTAACAGCTTGTGCAACGTCTGTCTTAGTAGCACTTAACAAGTCCACTACAAGTGGTTGTTGTGTAAGTCTACTTAAGAGTTCATCTACGATATCCTCAGCAAGATTTGAACCGGGCATGCCAAGAATATTTAAGAGCCTAGACAACTGTTCGCTGTTAAGGATGTTAGAGAGCCCTGACGCAAGATTTTCAACAGTCGGGTTAAATCTCAGGTTGTTATCTACAAAGCTCAATAAATTATTTACTTGTGTTGTTGACAAATCAACAAGAATAAAGCTTATAATACTTTGAGCTGTTTGTGAAGAAGTAGCAGCCAAAATATTATGTATTTGAGAAATGCCACTAGAAAGACTTTCGTTGAGACATGTGTTTGTAGCGGCACTTTGCAAATTCAAGGCTTGTACAACATTACCTTCAGCAGATACATTTATCGAACTCACAGATGAAGCTTGTAAATTGACAATATACTGAATTGAATTGATACTGCTTGCATTGTTTTGGACAGCATTAGAACCAACAACTTGATAGATAACTTGAACAGAGTTTGAAGGACTGCTGTTTGATTGTACAGTATCAGTGCCTTCTAATTGTCTGATGAGACTTATGTTACCCGTGCTAGAGCTGTTAGTTTGAGTAACAAAACTCTCTGCAAGGTTGTATCTCTGGACAATTGTGTCAAGGCTTGAGACTGCATCTTGAGTAGCATTGCTGCCTAGTAAGTCGAATCTTTGAACTATTGCATTAGATGAAGAAACTGCTGACTGATTAAGTGGCGAACCTACAAGTTGTATATTTCCACTCAATTCGCCGGTAGCTGATTGATTAGATTGAATGTCCGGGCTTGCAGTCAAGTTTGCGGTACCTGTTACAGAACCTGTAGAAGATAAATTAGATTGCAGTGAAGTAGCTGTTTGTATATTGTGTTGCTGTACAACAGCTGCTGAAATTGATAGTTGTGCTTGTGTAGAAATTATTCCTTGCAAATTATGTGTTTGACTTACAGCAGCAGAGGCAGAACTATTTGCTTGAGAGCTTGAGGCACCTATTAAACTTATAGCACCAGAAAGACTTCCTGACGATAAATTGTTAGTCTGTATTAAAGAGTCAGCTATTAATGTATACGTTTGAGTTATAACATCAGAATTAGCACTGTTTGCTTGAGAACTCGTAGATCCAATTAAATTTATAGTGCCAGAAACATTTCCTAGCGCTGAGGTGTTAGTCTGTATTAAAGAATCAGCTGCTAACGCATGTGTTTGAGTTACAGCACCAGACTGGCTAATATTTGTCTGAAGACTTGAAGAACCTGTTAGCTCAACGGCACCTGATAAGCTTCCTGACGATAAGTTGTTAGACTGTATCGAAGAATCGCCTGTTAAATTGTGTATTTGAACTATTGCTAAAGACGGGGCACTATTATCTTGATTAGAATTTGCTCCAACAAGATTATAGCTTGCAGTGCCACTAGATTGGAGCAGGGTTAATAACATAGATTATACCAATAGCGTCTTTAGCTGATTCAATGTTGCTAACGTTTCGGAAATTTGAAGATCTAACTGGTAAACTTGTTCCAATTCTCCGGAATTAACAGCAATGGTCTTTTTAGCTTTTAGCGATTCTATTTTGTTATTAAGAATTTGTACAATATCTTGTAATAACATAAGACCTCCTTTACCAGAAAGCCAAGCAACGGAAGCACTCTGCAAAAGATGCTCTGTTGAGCCAGATGTATTTCAAGCCGTCTTTTGTTGTAATAATTTCCATACGGTTACCGATAATTGCTGTAGGAGCAACATATGGATACATTGAAGCACCGTTAACGTTTGCAGTTACTACGTTTAGGCTATAAACACGTTGAGTGTTGTCTTTGTGGAAGTAGACGCGATCTCTGCCATCATACGCTGCCATAGTGCCTGTAGTCAAAGTTTCTGTCAATGGTGAAGTAGTCATTAAGCTAACGCGATCTGTAGTAATGTCCCAGCGATCAAAACCAGTTGCAGCACCGCCACGAGTAATGTACATGTACCGACCACGAAGGGCTGCAACACTAGTGCCGAACGCCCAACACACTGTAGTGCCAAGACCTCTTGCAGTAGGTTCAATGATTGCATAGCCTGTTTGAGCACTCACGGGTGCAGCACCCAGTGCAGCAGAGAATGTCAACGTATTAGCAGTATTGCTACTAATAATAGCCTCAGCTGGACCACCAGGACCTGCCAAGATACGAGCTCTCTTACCGGCATGAATGTTTACAGCCCAAGCTTTGCTGGTATCTTGCAGTGTCGTTGTGCTGTGTGTACCCGTTGCAACACCAGAGTCAGTAGCTCCAATTGCTGAACTAGCGCAGATAGAGTATCGACTAATACCGTTCGCAGGCGCAGTACCAGCTACAGCAAATGTCAGGGTTGTAGCAGTGTTACTTACAATTCGCAATACTTGACCTGTGGTTGAACCAGACGCAGCGGTCGGAGTTGCTGCGTACATGTGACAGGTAAAACCTGCCCACTGGTTAACTGTCCAACTCTTAGAACCGTCTGTGAGTGTTGTAGCAGATTGAGCACCAGGAATCGTAGTCGCAGCAGGAGTCCCTGCCATTACATAGGTAAACGTAGTCGCTGAAGGTACAGTAGCAATTGCAACGTTGGTTACGTTAAAGTTTGCGTCTGTTGCACCGCGAACACTAACTAATTCACCAACCTTAAACTGATGAGGATGTGCAGTTGTAACCGTTGCCGTGGTTGTTGCATTAGCAAGTGAAGCAATTGCGACTGGTTGATAACCAGCCACTGTTGCTGCAGCATTTCTGGCAATA